TTCTGATGGCATTGAATTATATCTCATACAGAGTATGGGAACTTTATTTGCTCTTTTTGCATCCTTAGAAGCTTGTTCCCAGAATTTCAATATATCGCATCCCTTATTACCTAAGAGTAGATGTTCAAACTTAATCTCTTTATAATTCTTGCATTCGATGGATATCTTACATCTATGATCATGCCTTTCATCAGTACAGGTTAAATCGGAAGTGGAGTCCTTGTTTGAATGCCAAGCTCCACTCCCCGCTCTATTCCTTTCAAATTTGTATCCGGTCCATTTTGTAAACCAAGCACCTATCTTTCTTTCGAATCGATTTCCTTTATTCTTAGAGTTCATAATATAATGGTGTATTGTATTTTTATATACCATTATAGCCTCAACTCCCAAAGAATTTCTTAATTACAAGCTCTAGTTTCTCTGATGGTATATCAAAAGAAACCTTATGATTGGGGTAATCGGGTAAATTATTCTTTTTCATAATTTAAAGTAATTGGTACCTACTCAGGCCTTGGGTCTTTTCCACTTGCAGAATTTTGGTATTACCAAGAGGAAGTGAATCTAAGTGGGTTATCAAGAATAGAGTTTTCTCTTTGAATATGTGACGTATTAGTGAGGTAACTACTTCTACATTATCTGAACTTAAAGATTCAAATACCTCATCGAGAAATGCTAAGTTAATACCCTTAGAAGCCGTAAGAGCTTCATTCATTGCAAATGCCATTGCAACATTACATAATTGTTTTTCTCCACCGCTAAGTTCATCATAATTAATTATTTGCCCATCCCTTTCAATAAGAGTAACAAATTCTTTTCTAGCAGTGCCCAAATCAATATTAAATTCAATCCTAAATCCCAATACCTCTGAATACTTATCAAGGCATTTATTTAAGAACTCAAGGGATGAATCAAATAGATAAGCCTTAATCCCATTATTACCCAATGGGTCATTAATTAACCAGTTATAATTCTCTAACTCTAACTCTTTATTGTGAAAGTCTTCATCAACCTTCCGTAAATTCTTCCTAATCTCCTTAAGTTTTTGTTTATACTTTGGAGACATGACCTTAAGCTTTTCTTGCTTGAGCTTAGCCAGGTCTTCGTCAATAGAAGCAATATCAGAAGCAATATCATCACAGTCTGATTTTAATTTCTTATACCTATCATTTACACTACTAAGTTCTTCCAACCTTTCTAATGCCTCCTGATACTCCTTATCGTATTTATCAAGGTCAGAGAACGCTTTATATATTGATTTGGCATCACGTAATGCACGTTTGTAGTGACCTTCTTCTAACTGTATTACTAATTCTTTAATTACTTTCTTAAGAGGTACATTTGATAAATTCTTGGCATCTTTTATCTTACCCCTCAAATCAAGGATTAGTTCATTTTGTTTTTTAATCTTTATCTGAAGCGAAGCATCTACTTCATCCTTGATTTGTTTTTGTTTTTCAATTAGTAGCTTAGTTAGCTTTTCCCTATCTTGCTTTAACTCTCTTCTTTCTTCTTTGATTTTTTGCTTGAAGGATTTTTCTCTATCTCTCATATCGAAGTAAGCTTCCTTGTTAGCCTCTAATTCTTTCTTAAGCATTTGAGACTCATGCTCTACCTCGTTTATTTGAGATATCAAGTTATTTTTATCTTGTAATGCAATGCCTTTAGCAAGGTTTAAGAACTCTAAATCAAATACTTCTTCGAATATCTTTTTCTTATCCGAATTAGATTCTTGTATAAGTCTCTTTATACCCTGACCAAACATGATTGAGTTCATAAACAGAGTATATGATAAACCTATCTCTCGGTTTATAAAATCTTGTATCTTCCCCTTCCCTTTGATATCAACTATATCCCCATCTTTCATGAAGATAAGTCTGTCTTTACCTTTAGCACCATCCTCAAGTACTTCATCATACTTTTGACATCTAACTATCTTATATGTATGAGAATCTTTCTGAAAATATACTTGTACCTTAGTACCCTTGTAATCTTTAGGTCTTACTTGTTTCCATGTATTTACCTCAGAAACTCCCTTTAGGTTTTTCCCATATATTGCCCATACCAAGGCAGAGAGAATAGTTGATTTCCCTTTCCCATTTGGTGCCTTGATAAGTATGGTACAAGTTGGGTTTAATTGTAGGTGTAAGGATTCTATTGAACAAAATCCTTCTGCCTCTAAGTTTAAGAACGTTAACATAATTCAGCCTTTTTAAGTGTTTCAATTAATAGATTAGTTTTAACCTCATCTTTAATACCTTTCTCTCTTAGGTATCTCTTTGCTAGAGACTTCTTAGAAAGTTGCTTAGTAATCTTATGTTTATTATTAACTGGAGTACTAGCTTTTTGGGGAATTACCGTATAATAATTACCATCATCCTTAATATCCTCTTCCCTTTCTACATCGATAAATTTCGGAAACCTTTTTAATTCTACAAATTCCATGGATAGGTCTGAATAAAGTTTCCAATATCCAAGTTTACAATTTTTATCTGTCCTTCTTTGTTGATAAGGGGCTCCTATCATATATACTTTCTTTGAAAGTCTTTGGGGTTTGTGTATATGCCCACATAATACTAAATCAAATTTATTCAGAGTATTTACATTGAGATTTTCTACTGAGTTTATTTCCCTGCCATCAGTATCTTTTGCTCCTGGATAGTCAGTATGAAGCATAAGTATATGCTTACATCTTTTCTTATCTCCTACTAACTTAATCTTATTAAGATATTCGGATAAGCCAATGTTATTATCAATATAGGGAACTCCATATATATAGGTATTACCTATATGAACCCTTTTTAGGTCTATATTTTTCAAAAACCTATATATCCCAGAAAAAAAGATATCCCAAGAAAAAGAGGGTTTATCTATTCGGTTAATTCGGTTTAGTGTATGATTTCCGGATATATTATACATAATCCAGTCTTTTTCATCAAGCTTCTTAAATTCATCATGTAGAATTTCTGCTAGTTCACTAGAAATTCTATTTGACTCATGTAATAAATCACCACAAAATAAAGCAGGAACCTGATACTTCATACATTCATCGGATATAATCCTTAACACCTTAATAGCAGTATTAAGTCTAGTTTCATATTTTCCCCAAGAGTGTAAATGGAGGTCTGAAAATACGATAAATCTTAGTTTCTTAAGTGGGCCATTTAGATTACCATCTTTAGAAGCTTGTTCTGTATTTTCAGAATATGTACCCCAATAGAGATTATCTACCCAATTATGAATTCTTATATTATCCCTATGACATACACATGGCTTATTTAAAGGATTAGATATATAAGCTTCAGCTACTAACCTATGGATATAAGCTCTTCTTAATAGGTTTAATTTACGGATTTTTAATACGGCTTGTTGATACCCATTAGAGCGAGTGTATATTTTATTTTGATGATATTCATCTGTTAATCTACCCTTTTTGTCATACCTACTATATAACAAACCATCCCGGGTAATGTGATACCCGGGAAAGCCTTTTATATTATCAATCATTACTTCTTTCCCCATATCCTATCTAAATGGTAATTGATTTGTTCCGTTCTCATACCTAAATCGAGCTCAGATATACAAATAGTGGGTATTTCCCAATTTGCAAGCAATTCCCCCATAAGAGATGATATCTGAACTTGGAAGAATCTGTTAAGTATTCTCTTACCATTATCTTCCATTGACCAATGCTTATAAGTATCTAGATTTAATGGTAAGAAGATTGCTACATCACATTGATCTTCCATTAAAGTCTTACATTGACAGAAAAAATGTTCCATTTCACATTCTGGTAAAGTTCTTGATTGCTTATACCAAAAATAAGCAGCCAAATCTGCATAACTCCTATCAGTTACGAAGTATTCTCTATCCTTGAATAACCTATTCCTTTTGTTCAGAAGTTGAAAATCTGCTTTATACATTGCCTCCGAACCGAGGGATAATATTTCATTATGTGATACCCCTTCAGTAGCAGGTAATAAATCTGACATACTACCAGAAATAAAAGGTAGATCTTCTCTCTTAGCTACATACTTAGCTAAAGTAGTTTTCCCTATACCAGAGGGACCCACAAACATAATTCTCTTACTCATGATGTAATGCTTTAAATGGTTTTATAAATTCATTTGTCAAAAATGATGCTAAAGAGTATTCGATACAAAGCTCTTTGAATTTCTCATACTTAAACTTCTTCTTTGACTTAATTGGTAACTTATCCAATGGATTATGTCTTACAAACCAGAAAAGGTCGATTAACTGTTCATTCCTTTTCCATATTTGAAGATATTCTTTGTTCTTACTCTGGGCAATAAACTTCTCAATTCTACCCTCATCAAGGATTTTCCTTGCTTTTACTGGGCCTATACCCGGGAACCCTGGTATATCATCGGAAGTATCTCCAACCATTGCAAGGTACTCTACCGTTTCATGAGAATGATAACCGAATAATTCTTTGCAATTATCCATTCTTATCATCTCATCTTTTCTGGGATTATATATCCTCAGGTTATTTGATAGCAACTGGTTAAAGTCTTTATCCGATGATATAAGTATCATTTTCTCGGATTGGAATTTTTTAATTGCAAGGTATGCTAAGAAATCATCCCCCTCATATACTGTGGATTTCTTTTTATCAAAGATATAATTAATTCTTAGCATACCCAGCATTTTCATTATAATTGCCTTTTGCTTTTGCAATGATTCATAATCTACGGAGATGTTTTTCCTATGGCCCTTATAATTTGGTAATAACTCCATCCTTACTGGTGAATGACCATTATCAAATGAAACATAAACCTCATCCGGTTCGAACCTTGTAAGATACATGTGTAGAGATTTGAAAAATCCGAATATTGCCCCACTCGGTTTGCCATCGGTAGATTTAAGTTTTTCAAATTTGTGAAAAGATTGATGCAAAATATTCTCGCCGTCAACTAATAATATTAATTTTTTATTTTTCATATTTATTTTTATATTTAATATAATAATCTGATATTAGTTGATGTCCCAGCCCGGTTATCTCTGATACCTCTTTTCTAGTAAACCCCATACCTATCAACTTAGGTATATATGACCTTTGAATCTCTGTACCTTTGATACATTTACCTTTTAATTTGTTTACCATCCTCCCATCCCTAGAAGCTTGAGACATATTGTCTTTTTGTGTACCCCAATAAAGGTTCTTAACTGAATTATTAGTAGGTACATTATCTTTATGGCAAACATAGGGTAAATTTTCGGGATTAGGTATATAAACTAAAGCCACTAATCTGTGTAATAACCATTTTGTAGTACCTATACCTGATTGAGATAATCCTACTATATACCTCCCATTCTTATTTAGATGGGGTTGTTTTAAGTGATATCTTTTGTTTAATATACCCTTACCATTAACATCCCACCTTGAATATATTTTACCTCTCTTAGAGATATGGTATCCTGGATATCCTGGGATATTATCATGAAGTATTTTATTCTGATACTTACCTTCTCCATGAGTATAGATTGGAGAAGTCCAAGACAGACTACCTATCTTATTCTTGGACCTTGTAAATTGTGTTTTCTTGCTCATCGTCCAAAATCTAATTCATAAAGTGAAACTTCTTGAATCTTTTCCTCTCCAAGATATACATCTAAATAATTCTCGGGTTGGCTATAAGCATCTAGATACCTAACTCTTGATTCAATTCTCAAATTTTTCTTAAGGTACTCTTTAATTACTTTCTCTATACCCTCTACCTCTTTCTTATTCATCGTCTTCCTCCTCCTCTTCTGAATCTGAATAGTTTTCATATTCTACACCATCGACTGGGAATAGATTTGTTTCTATCTTCTCCAGTTGCTTTTTAGTGGTACCTATGGTATTTACCCCTGCTTTCCTTAAAAGTTTTCTACGAAGTTCATCGTCTTCTTCCAAAAGCTTTTGGAATTTCTCTTCCCCTCTTGCAAGAGTTTTACCTTTCAATTTATACCCACCAGTAGTTTTTTCGATTACATCGGTATCTACCAATACATCTTCTAAAGCATAGCATCTATCAAACCCGACTTCGTGGAATTTAGGATTGAAATATACAGGGCATTTGCTGATTGTAGGTCGAGGAGGCGCAACTTTATTTTTAATAAGTCTGATAGTGACAAGTTTCCCAGCTTTCCTTTCTTTCCCATTTTGTTTAATGGTAACAGACCTTCCTGAATAGAAAGCAGCTCTGATTGAAGCGTAGAACTTAAGTGCTGCACCTCCTGTAGTTGTTGTATTATCTTTTCCAAATCCGACATTTAAAGCAGTTCTTAATTGGTTAATATAAATCTGAGATACTCCCAGCTTGTAGAATAACTCACTTCTGATACGGAAGTATTTGTAAAGAGCCTTTGCTCTACCTCCCATCTCTGCCTTACCATCAACCATCTTAGCATCTATATTATCAGTACAGTCAGTAGCTGCAATGGAATCGATTACTAAGAGTATCGGTTCATTGTGAGTTAATTGAGAACGTAAATAAATTGCTAAGTCTGCTACTACGTCTGCAATATACTCAATACGGGTATCATTAACAATGGTTACTCTTGAAGGGTCTACTCCATTGATTTCAGCCCATGAATTCATCCATGATTGTTCAGCATCTACCCATATCACATGACCTCCAAGTTGTTGAGTAGCATAAGCAAAGTTATAAGCCACCAAAGATTTACCAGAGGATTCTTCTCCAGCAATCTCTACGATTTTACCATAAGGAATACCCTTACCAAATAAGTAGTTCAGAGCAAAGAAAGTAGATGGTATATATAAATCGGTATCAGTAACTTCTGAAGCTAATTTAATCATACTTCCATATTTCTTTGCCATCTCATTTGCTGTTGGTACTTTTAAACCAACCTTAGATTTCTTTGCCATAATGTAATGTCTTTAAACTAAAGAAGGTGATAACAGAACGAATCTAATTACCACCTTCGAATGAAACCATATTACTAACCCTTAAATATCCGATTTGTATTTTCTTTTCTTTTTCTTGGGTTCATCATCTTCCATGTAATGGTCTTTGTGAACTCCCTTTTTCTTTTTCTTCTTTGACTTATCGTCATCATCATCATCCCCATGGTCTTCATTTAGATACTGTGAAAGTAAATCTTCCAACTCATCATAGGATTTGATTTGAGAACGAACTATTCCCTCAAGGTCAATTGTACCTTGGTATTTCTTATCCAACTTGGTTGGTTTGCAAGCACGGGCAGAATAGGTAGTGTCTAGTTTACCAGACCCAGAACGAATTACCTTAATATCGTAACCAGTTTTTGGGTCGGTCATATCACCTGCCTCATCTTCATCAAGGTAAAGGTCAATGATATCCTGGTATACTGAGCGAGGAACTAAAACTCCCTTATCTTTGCCTTCGTAATCTACCTTACTACCCTTTTCATCTGAGTAAATGATACCACCAACAACGTACCTTCTTCTTGGTACCAGGTTCTTGGCAAGTTCCTTGTCATCTTCATCCTTGGAATTTTTCAATTCTTGATATTTCTCCATGAATGGGCAAGGTTCATCAAAAGTAGCCGGAGATATAACTCCTCCCAAATTGCTACCCAGATAGAATTGAATAATTTCGATACCCAATTCTTGGTCATCACCTGGAGATTTAATTCTCATTCTCAGGGTTCCTTCTTTTGGATATACTAACCCACTACCATTTCCCTTGGATTCTAGCTGTTTCTTTCTAGCTAGCATCTTTTCTTTTGTAGAAAGTCCCTCTGATGAAACTTTCTTTTTCTTCTTGTCTTTTATCATAATGATTAGTTTTAATTATTCGGTTCTGAGTAAACTACTTCGTTCATACTCAATACGGTAAGAACGTTTTTCTCTAAAAGCTGTTTGAGAGCAGGGGATAGTTTGTCCGTTTCGAATTCAAGTTCTTTACCCGCATACAAACCATAGGTAACTATTCTACCTACAGCAACCAATTCTCGGTAGGTTTTGTATTCTTCGGTAATTTCCCCACTCTTTACTACAACCCCTTTACGAGGAACTCCCTCTTTTACTTGTTCAGGGATAATCAAACCGGATTTAGTTTGATTTACCTCCTTTGGAGATAAAATAAGTACCCGGTTTTCTGTTGGGCATCCAGGTAATTCTTGATTAAATTTCTCAGCTACAAGAGGTGAGATAAATGTCATTGAATAATTCATATTCTAATACTGTTTTTAAAATTTAGTAATTGTTTATAGTTCAATGGGTTAACCCTTTCTTAGATTCGCATTAATAGTTCTTAGTATATTCTCCCGACTCTCATAGGCTTTACATATAGTTATGAACTTATTTGCTTTTTCTACAGCTTTCAAATACCTTTCATTGATGGAAGAATATTTCTTGTTAAGGTTTGCCTTATGAGATACATATTCGTTATTCCATCTTTCATTAGCATCCTTATAATATAACCAGGCATTCGAATAAGCTTCTTCTTTTTCCCTTGCTAGAGCATCCCTTTCTTTTATATATTTATCTCTCAAAGAAGCAAGTACATAATAACTAGAAGGAGATTCTCGTAGCTGAGAATTAATGATATTCTCATTGATAGATAATTCCTTTTGTATATCAATCTCAATAAGTTTACCTTCAAATTTAACCTTTAGTTTTTTCAGTTCCGTCTTCATAAACTTCTAATAGGTTTTTAAAGTCTTCTTTACTAAATTCCCCTTTGCTTATTGCTTTAGTTACTTGAGCAAAAGCCATTTGATAAGAGAGTTTCATACCGGGCAAATTAAGAAGAGATTTATAGATGCTTATCTTATCTACCAAAGCCATTAATCTTAAGTCGCATAAGTTATCAGTACCACCTCTATCGAGTAATGCTAAAAATGCAGCCCAATAAATATGGGTGGCATCTTCATAAGCAAGTTTACCATCCTCATCTGTAGCCATTACTTTAAAAGCTAATCCCTCTAAAGTAGTAAGATTAGTTTGTACTTGAGATAACTGAGTCTTTAATCGGTTAAGTAACATTTTTTCTTGTCCACTCAACCTTAGATTAACCCCATCTAAATACTTAAGTAAATTTTCGATAGAATAACCTAAGCACCCTGCAACCATGTAAGTGAGGGCAGTTAACTTACTTGCATTATCAATCTCTTTCTGTGTTGCCATAATTCCATAAATTTATATTATTTATGTAGACATAGTATCTTCTCTTTTCACTCCTGTAATGGTAGATACTGAATCTGAATGCTTTATATTAGTTTTACAATTAGGACATTGTACTATCCTAAAATAATCCCCAGATTTATTATAAACCCCAAAAGTTTCACTGGTATCATATTCAAATTCGCAATCACATACGGGGCATTTAGCCCTCCATACCGTGGGTCCGTTTAAAATCTTTTTCATATTGCTTCATTTGTTTGTTAAAACGTTTCTTATACTCTGAAATAGGTATGTGTTTATATTTCTTATGTTCTTCCATATATTCTTCTACTGAGAAATCAGGTTCTAACATTTTCTTATAATCATAACCCGGAATAAAAGGTAACTCTTCTGCCATTGACCTACCAATAACAAACTCCATGTCCATTGTGACATCATCTATCTGAAAGCCGAAGTATGGCTTAGTTAATGGGTTCCTATAAATTTGCCACATCTCATATATACTCCAAATATTAATATTCTCTGGTTTAGTAATCTGATAATTAGCATCATGTACCAAACATACAGACTTAGTAGAGGGTAATTTACCTTGTCTCATTAAGTAGTATATGAGAATACTTCCAAATAAACACATATCAGATGCTGCTGATTGACATGGGAAATTTAATGCTAATCTCAAAGCATAAGCTTCTTCTCTCTTATCATTTGAATATATTTGGGGTAATCTTCTTTTCCTCCCAAATAATGATACCAGATGCCCATTCTTTCTAAGGAATTTCTCTTGTTTCTTCAAGAAGGTCTTCAACTTGGGGTGTTGACCAAAGAATATGTCCATTTCCTTTTGGGCTTCTTCTGGTATAACTATAATACCAGATTTTGGGTCAGATAGTTTTACTGCTAGTAATTTTGCACCAATTCCATAAATAAGTCCAAAAGCAATTTGTTTAGCTTGCTTTCTTCTCAGCTCCCATATCTTATGTTCTGGATGATTTTCATCCTCATATATCTTAAGAGCTTCTTCATAGGGTATATGATATTTAGCAGCAGCAATTGCTAAGTGAGGGTCCTGACCAGAGTTAAAAGCATTAAGATAAGTTTCATCTCCAGATAGATGAGCCATAATTCTTAATTCTGCCTGGCTAAAATCACTAGCAATATATAAGGTTCCTTTAGGAGCTTTTAATTGTAATTTAATATTGGGGTCTACGGATGTCTTGGGAATTTGTTGAGCATTGGGTTCTGCAGAGGATAATCTTCCACTTGTAGTCCCATGAATAAGAAATCTTCCATGTAATCTATCATCATCTTGAACTTTTTCATTCCAACCCTCTATATAGGTTTTATACATCTTCTCTAAACCTCGTAATTCAAGAAGCCTATCAAGGAAAATTGCCTTAGGTGAATCTGGTTTTTTAACGGTTAACCTTAGATTAGTAAGAGTCTCTTCATCTGTACTTGGTTTACCGGATTCATTATTCTTAATTACCTCAAAATGAAAACCTTCTTCCGAATACATCAATGTAGGTAAATCAACTGAACTACCCAAATTAATAGGTCTTATCAATTCTTGTTCCTTTTTAGTTGTGAATATACCAGCCTTGATATTTGAGATTTTCTGTTCCCTTGATACAATCTTTCGTTTATCTTTTGGATCATTATAATCTAGCTCCTCAAGTTCAGCTTCGATAGATTGAATATATTTATCAATCTTTTCTTGGTTATACTTCTTTTCGAATTTCTTTACTCTTGGCAAATCATATATAGCTTGTCTAGCCGCATCTATTTTTGGTTTATATGTTTCCAGTAGTTGATTATTGAACTCTCTATCTAGATACAAACCATTCTTCTCTACTGAAGTGAGTACCCTTGATGCAGACATAATTAAATTCCTGAAGGTACTGTACAAACCAAGGTCAATCAGCTTCTTTTCAAAGAATATCATTAACCTAAGAGTATAATCCGTATCTTGACATCCATAATGGCAAAGTGGGTCTAACTCTTTTTTATCCCAAGGTATTTTATCGAAAGCATCTTGCTTCTCATAATTACCATACTCTGGTAAATACCTTCTTACCATTGATTTTAAATCATTAGGTTTTTCCTCGTTTAGTAGATATTTTGCAAGCATACCATCTAAACAAGTACCTCTATAGAATATTTGATATTTCTGGTTTATCTGGTCATCAAACTTCCAGTTCCATGCAACCTTTACAATATCATAATTCTCAATAACCTCTTCCCCAAATTTCCTTAACATCTTCTTCCAATTCCATCCTGGAGAAGTATATTCTTTTGTTTGGAAATGGTCTAAAGGTATAGAAGCACCAAATCCTGGCATCCAAGATACAGAGAGAATTGTTGGCTTGAAACCCTTATTATATATAGGTTCTGCATTTGTTTCATAATCACAGCAAGCATAACCCGTAGCTTTACAACAATCAATAAGTTTCTTAAGCTCCCTCTTGTTTTTTATTATTGTATACCGTGTCTCCATATTTTAAAATAGAAAAAGGGACATACCCACCAGTAGTAGATACATCCCTCATCATTAGTATTTCTCTTGTAAGTCTTCCAGATTAGAAGCTAATGCTGTCCAATCTTTCTTATAAGCATGAAGAGAATCAATAGTATGATATAGATAACCTGGTTTTACTCCTACCTCTTTAGCTACGTATTCCATAAGTCTCCATGCAAGGTATACGTCATTACCAAAATGAATTATAAAATCCGAACTTCTTTGATGATAGCAAATGTGTAATACCCTCTCTCCTTTACCATTCCGACGTATAAGGAAATCGTAATACATAGAGCAAGGAATACGTTTACTACCATCAAGGAATCTTAAATCTGTACCATGGAATATAGGGAGTACTGCCTTACGAGTATCATTATCCCTTTTAAGAAGCTCGATAACCGATTGCATGGCAGAATCACAATTAAATGATGTACTACCATACGATAACTGATTCCAAATACGTTCTGGATAAGTATAATCAAATTTGCCATTTACCAAGAATTGTTCCCATAAGTCTTTTCTCAATTCCCAAGCTTTACCGGGATTTAAATCATACCAACCAATTCTTTCTTTAAACTCAGCATCTGCCCATTCCTTTGAATGAGAGAATACGAATAACCATACTGGGTCTCCAAGTGAAGTTAAGCAATATTGTTGGCAAATGAGTTCTTTTGTATAAAAATCCTCATTACCTTCAATTACTTTGTTCTGATAGGTTTTGGGTTTTACCAATTGCCCATAACTGTTGAGTTCTCTGCCAGTTTCCGACATCAACTCAAAACTGTTCGAATATATCCTCATATAATATAAATATTTAATTGTATGACATTGTAGAACTAACCCAGGTCATATGCCAGTAGCGATATACAAAATTATCAAAATCCTCTACCTCTTTTAATAACAAGGGTATATCTGGTTCTCCCCCGTTCTTTTTAATCTCAAAAACTTGGTAATAGAATTTGTTTACTAATCCTATACGCTTCTGATTTAAAATTCCTTAGCTTCCATTGTTCTTTTGTTTTAAAAGTTTCTTTTTATAGGCTTTACGTTGAGAGTAAGAGATTACATTCTCCGGGTATTCTATATCCTCGTATTCAAGAAGTAATTCTTTTGCTTTCATTGATTTATATGTTTCCTCATATAAATCTGGTCGAAGCACTTTAAAACTTCTAAAGAATACCTTGAATGAAGAAAATTCCTTCTCGGTACCATTTTGGAATTTTTTCCATATCTCTTTTATCCTCTTATTCCATGAATTCTCTTCTGCTCCCTTAAGTACCTTCTTCAAGGGTTTATGGGTATGATACATTAGAAGTGTCTCTACATTTCCGTACATCTGAGTCGCGAATAGGTTGATTTGTACTGACTGATCCGGTCCATATACGTACTCTGACATTCGTTGAATTAATAGGAAATCGAATATTAACCTCTTGGTAATTTCTGAAGCCCGAACTACCATTGTAATAACTGGGATGTCCTCCCCGAATCGTTTTGAAAAAGTCGCAGCTATTAAACATTGTTTACCATTATCATGATGATTGTTAAACATATAGGTTATATTGTAATTCTGATTGTACTTATTTCTCAGTACTCTAAGTTTACTACGCAACAAGTCAAGCTTATTAAAATCTATGTAGTTATTCAATAAGCTAGTCCACTTAGTTTCTTTATAATTGAAACATCTACCATAATCAAATTCTGGGTCTACCCAGGCATTGCGTATCTTTATGAATACGTTATACACTACTGCTACCCCACTATTGGCAATAGCCCCCTTTGCAAATAAAGCAGGCTCTAATCTTAGGAATCCCTCATTGAGTTTTTCCCATGCCTCTTGTGAAGTAGCAAATTCTAACGAATGGAGGGACTCCTCCGGATTAAGTTGAAGTCCCTCTAATTTATGGTTCCATCCTGACATGCTAGTAATTAGTATTTTGTCTCCATAAATTGAGACGTTGTTTTTTAAAGAATAAACTAAATAGTCCGCAAGGAGTAAACCCATTCATGGCTAAAAATCCCATATAGAGATAGAATGACTTTACCAAAGATTCCTGAAAATCTATTTCTTTGGTCATCACTTGAGTTTGTTTCCAGGGTCTACATTTAAGGAAGTTCCTTGCTTTATTAAGTTCATATATTACTTCCCATAAATATAGCTTCTCATTTTCATGAGATATCTCGCTCATTTCATGAAAACCTGGGGTATAAGAAACTATCTTATCATATTCTGCCCTATCTTCTCTTGCCCAATCGGTTGGACTTAGTATAGGGTATTTCCTTACACCTCGATGATCTGGGTACTTGATGAGTAGGTCTTTGACTCCAATTGCCATTACCTCAAATAAACTCTTTGCATCTTGGTATTTTAATATATCTTCTGGCAATATATTAGAATACAAAAGCAAAGTAAAGAAGAATCCCAAGGCATCTGCTTGTTCCTCATTTGCATTTGCTAGATGATTTAATACCTGAGTATATTCCTCTGAGGTTAAACAATCATTATTCCATCCATGATCACGATATATAGATACTACTTCATCGGTAGATTCGAATCCTTCAGTTAACTCTTCAATAACTCTACCAATAAAATCCTTTAGAATAACTTGGCTCTTTGGATTATTTATATCTAATGGGTAATCTGGTAGCTTTTCTATGGATTTATACCCAGAGAATTGCTCTATCCCAAGAACATACATTTCTTGTAATATCCGTGCCTCAGTTTCTTCTACCTGAGGCACTTGTTCATTTATATTCCTGATGTCCATGATTATTTCCTGATGTCCATGATTATTTACTTCCTGATGAACCAAAACCATTCCCTCCTCTACTTCCCCACATCTGGGATTCAATATAAAATTCCTCTTGTTGAATCTCTTCTGGTTCAGTAATATAGATAGGTACATGAATAAATTGTACCAGCTTCTGGCCAGCCTCAATAACCTGGGCTTCTTGAGAAGTGTTGTATACTCCAATGTGTATCTCTCCAACATAGGGAGAATCTACTATCTCGGCAGTAAAGATTAACCCTTTCTTAGTAGCTATACCAGATTTGTTTGCTGCCATTAACATAGATGCAGGAGGTTCTAGCAAACCTTTGATACCTGATGGGATAAGTATACGATAACCTGGTTTTAAAGCTATATGCCTTACGAAATGTTCACTAAAGGGTATATCCAAATCATACCCCCCTGAATCGAATCCATTCTTAGAATGGATATCCTCTGAAGTCAGGTTGGTTGGTACATAAAAATCTAACCCAGCATCATTTGGGTTTGCTCTGTTGGGAGATACTACCTCCCTTACTTTGATAAATCTAAATCTGTTCATAATATATTACATTTACGTAAAAGTTGTCCAAAGGTTAATTTCTCGGGTCTAGAAACATGTACTCCCAATGAATTACACATCCTGATTACATCAGTAGAACCCTCCATACATAAATTAGCAAGTACATCCTCTTGCTTTACAAAATAGTTTGGGTTGTTAAGGTATACCTTGAACATAGCCCATATCATCTCTATTGGTTTCATTATTTAATACACTCTTTATAAAGTTCTCTAATACGTTTTCTAGGTACTTCAAATTTCTCAACGGTTTTGGTAATAACCTCTTTTCTGTCTTTCCCTTTCCGAATCAAGCCTCGGATGTATTTCTTGATACCAACCGTATCTTCTAATACATCCAAATCCTTGTATTGATTCTTCTGTTCTAGCTCTTTCCTTGTGATATTCAAGTTCTGAGACATCTTGAATGCACATAGCTCTGAGTCTCCGCATAGCTTACACTCTTTAGTTAATAGGTCATACCCAATACCGAAGCAAGGGTCTCCATTAGTTCCCAGAGTACTAACATCTATGGGAGTAAGGATATCTTGCTTCGATAAGTCAGGAAGTTGTTTCTTTTTCTTAGCCATTATATGTCTTTTTTACGTTTATAATAAATGTATATCTCACTGTTATCTTCTATGGGAACATAGGAATAACCGATGTTATTAATAAATAGTTCCCTGAGTTTATATAATTCTTGGTATGAATTTCTATTATGGCTCTCTTGACATACTTTGACTATCATACCATTACTCCAGTACAGATAGAAATAATGAGTAAAGCATTCGGGAGTATTTTGAGAAGTTTCCAAATTTGATATCCATATCAAATCTCTACAGTTGAATACATGTTTAGGATTATGTACCTCCCCCACAACAAGAGACTTAAACCATTCTTTAATCTTCCTCATCATAAGTATAATTAAGGTGTTTATAATTAGGACAGACCCATTCTTTGAAATGCCATCCTTTGATTTCCAAATCCTCTTTATGAAAACGTTTCTTACATGAATGGCATTGATAGCCATCCTTAGAAAGTATGAAGTCTAAAGCGAGTATTATTATCATAATAACCACCGCTGTAATTAAAATATATTTCTCCATCACTGAAAGCCTTTGATTTTCTTTTTAGTGTTATTGGGTTTTCCTTAAGAGTACCCAGCAATAAATACCTGATGCAGAGATTTGGATTATCCTCCAACCATCTGATAATAGAGTAGTTAGTTTAGTATCATCTTCATCTCTGATACATATTAGTTTATCATTATTCATAATGCCTATATGCTTATTAATTGTAATCTTCTTTTCCTCCTACGGAGAAAAAGTAAATACTCATAGTACTTCTAGTTAACTCTTAATAAGGCTATGGTTAGGATGTTTCTTCCATAGCTTATCTAACAGTATTACTTTCAATTCTTGTCTCTGATAATATTGCTTCCGATGTTTACCGTGCCTATCTAAATAATTCCCAGGATAATGAAGGTCATCAAGGTATACCTTATTTTTAGATTCATCGGTTCTTACCAAACGACCAAGGAATTGAATGGATTTTTCTTGTGAATCCATACTTGCGGTATTGAGTAAGTACTTAAGCTTAGGAAAGTTTTTACCTCGAGCAATGATTGTAGTTGATACCAGGATATCTATTTTACCTTCTCTAAAATCCTTCATTATTTGTTGTCTTAACTTAGAAGGAGTATTAACATGCACATAGGCAATATTATAGGCATCGCCCAGTTTCTTTTTAAAGAACTTATATAGATTTTCACAATGTGCAATATGCTTGCATACTACGAGAGCAGGGTATCTGCCTTGATTAAGGTTCCATAGTAATCTATTATAAGCCATTAACCAAGCTGTATAACAATTGGTGATTGAATCATCGTATATTTCCTTATAGGAAATACAATCAGATTCCCAATTACCATACCAGGGTTTACCAGGTACCATCTTTACAACGGTTTTTGTTGAGTAACCCTTTTTGATAGAATCCTTAAGTTTAAACTCGGCAATCACTTTACCAAAGAAACATTCAAGGTTCATATTCTTAACTTTATCCTTAGCAAGCTTACTCATATAAATCGTACCAGATAATCCTATACGAATTCTGGTATTAAATAACCGAGTGATTACATTCTGATATTGCTTACTACCTCCCTGGTCAGCCTCATCCACAAGTACCATGTCTATCTGAGATAATTCTTTTTGATAGAATCTCATGTTCCTCGAAATAGACTGAACCATACCTATGGTGAAATTACTCCAGTTTAAAACCTTACCTTGAACAAAAGTGATATCTTCTCCGGGAAGATATTGCTTAAATTCTTCTCTAGCCTGGTTTAACCAATCTGAGTCATTAGTTATTAGCAAAGTCTTTAACTGCTTCTTATAGGTTAAATATAAAGACGACATGATAAGTGTGTTATGAGATATGAATCCATTAGATATGTAATTATGATACTTAGGTATCTCCATATCATAACATGGGTATTTATCTAAGATTTCTATCTTATCTATTTTATCCCAATAACAATTACTAGAAATATTTAGTAATTCTGTAGCTTTATCATTATTAGAGCCTAAGAATTCTACTAAACAATTAAAAGCAGTTAAAGTTAATCTATTATGATGACTTACCTGTGTACTTATAACTCTACCATAGGTTTTTCTAAACTTACCTTTTTCTTTCCAAGAAAGCTTATCATAAAGTTCTTTAGCAAAATTACTAAAAGGTAGTTTATTACTGTAGTTATTCCGTTGAGAATTGCTAGGAATACATTTTCTTTCAATCCTCATGGGTATTATTTCTAGAAACTCATCATAAAATTCGCTATGAATAGTTATTCTATAAGCTATACTCTCTTTACCATTACATGAAGTCTTCTTGGGTTTAAGACAACAAGCTATTCCTAAAGATAATAAAGCTTGTTGTACTCTACGAGCATTTTCAAGATTTACAGTAGTAAAAGATAAGGATCTTCTACCATGAGATGATGAATTATGCCCATCGGTATCAAATAAACCTGCTATATAATTCCTTAAGTCATCATAAGAAGCCTGAAGAATCTTATCTGGTATGTACTTTTCATGGGCAGTACCAATTAATTCTGGATATTCCTCTTGAAGTAGTTTAGCAAAATTAGTATCGGATTTAGATATATGAAAACCTTTAAATCTTTTGTGGGGTTTTATTTCTACCGGAGTTTTACAGATTTCATCCATAGTAGCTTTAACTACTTCGGCTACTTCTATATCTTGACCTGATATAGATATGTTTATTTGATTTTTAGAAACTTGATGAATATGACCATCTCCGGATAAAGCTCCCAAAGTATAGCTAAGGTTTTTACCTATGGTATTTTTAGAATGAGTATATTCTAAGGAGATAGGTAAACAATCCCCTTTCTTTAAATCCTTGACATATACCCATTGTAGATTATCTCCATAATAAGTATATAATCTGTGATTTTCATATCCACAGATTAGAGTATAACCCTGAGAAGTAGTTATCTTTACTACCTTAATCTCATTATAAACTCCTGCATTGGGTTTTACTAATACACCTTCTTTAGTAAGGACTTTACCTTTATATCGTATCTTACCTGTTTCAGAAACGATTTTTTCTATAGGTAATAACCCATCCTCAGTATGTATTAGGGTACCCTTACCGGTGCATTTACCGGCATTAACCGTGTAATCTAATACACCAATATGGAAAGATGTATCTCCTACTCGATTATTAATCACAGACTTAACTGCTTTCTCTTGCTCGGGTCTTAATTTATATTTGCCTATCTTCGTAACAACTTTACTGACTTTAGGTAAAGGTTGACGCATATCTACAACTTTAGGTTTAATCCCCATTTCAATACACATATCGTATACCTTAGGAAGTAAACCTATTTTAAATTGCCCAGTCTTGGTAATGTAGTGAATTTTACCATCCCAATTCTGCATACCTCTTTGCCTTGTACGTAAGTAGAAAGCATTTGGATGTCGAATGGCAAACTCATTATAAAGTTTCTGTGCGAACTTAAGAGGTAAGTCAAGTTCACACATATTACCATTCTGAATAATTATCTTACTCATACTAATCTTTTATTTTATCCCAGAGACTCCCCTCTACTTGAGGTTCATTATCCAGAAGTTGTTTACTCTTATTTTTATATAGGTATTTATTATACCTTTCGATAGCTTTATCATTATACATCTGACTTGGTTCTGGTAAACCATTACACCATGCAAGAGATTCGAATTGGGCATCTATAAATTTCATAGGATCCCAACCTCTCTCATCCAAAAAAGTTTTTAACCTTAAGAAGTGAATTAATTTCTCAGGATTATCTACACCATCATAAATACCAGTAGCAGAAGCCACTTTTTTAAAGTAATAATCTTTAATTCTTATCACCTCTTCGAATTCGGATCTATCCAATGAGGATAATTCTATCTCAGCATCTACCTGATTAGTAATGTTCTCCTGCATGGATAATAACCTTTGCATAACATTACGATAATCAGTCATTCTCTTTAACCCAGTCTCAATGTATTTAATAAAACCTTCCCGGGTATCAAATTTAAAATCTTCACAAAAGGTATTACATACTTCTGCAAGCTTTTTACAGTTTGCCCATTCTCGAGAATTACTCTCATTTATTTTCCGAACTCCCCGATGTTTTAATTTTATACGGATTGCATATAAAATATCGGCAACAAGGGCAGCATCTCCCTTGGATGCTAGTAAAATGTTAGAAACTTTCTTAGTATTCTTATTGTTAGAAACTAAGACTGCTCTATGATTTATTGCCTCCTTTCGAGCAATAACAAAAAAAGCCTCAACTGGGAAGTTATCTACCTCTAAGGTATTTAATATTTCCTCAAACTGAGACTTAGTTATATGGATAGATGGTTCACGCATAAATATATTATTTTATAATATAATAGGAACTCCTTACTCCAAAGAGTTTCTGATTTGAATCAGTTCTTGATAACTTTGATACCTTGTTTGATATACTAACCTAAGAGTTTCCTTTCTCCCTAAATCGTTTACATCTTTTCCTTCTGGTAAAAACACCACCTTGACTTTTTTATAGGCAACAAGTTTGAGCGCAAGATTGATTGCGTATTTCTTGGCGTCTGGGTCCAGCAATATAATAAATCTTTGGCATGAGGATTTAAGTAATTCATTGACTTGGTAGGCACTAATAGCTTTACCCATTGTGGCAATGCCTCTATCTCCAAGTGTGAGAGCATTAAGTGCTCCTTCGCAAATGAATACCGACCTGTACATCTCCAATGCGTCATGATTAAAGATGATAAACTGTTTTCCCAAACCGGTGATGTCTTTGTCTGGGTTATTATACCTGGGTCCTTTTCCGATAACATTTCGAGCATTGTAATACCTAAGTTGTCCTCGATAATAAAATGGGATGATAAGGTACCCATATGTCGTGCCCATTGTTCCATATCCGATACCACATCTTGAAAACTTCTCGAGGTTAAAGCCGCGTTTCTTGATATATCTCCGAATGCTTTTTGCAAGTTGGCTGTCTCCGAGCGAAATATTTCTAAATCCATCTGGGAGATATACGGGCTTACTTTCGGCAAGTTCGATTTTCTCTTCCTTAAACTGTAGTTCATCAAATTGTCCATTGTTCAAAAAATTAATTAGTTCATGATACTCAGTAAATCCTTCTATGTCCATTATTAGTTGAGCAGGAGAAGGATGGGCATTACATCTAAAACAATTGGTTCTATACATAGAAAGGTTAACTCCCAACTTCTGTTCTCTCCCGCAATATGGGCAAGTGGGAATGCGTAACCATCCGTGCTTATAATCGAATGCTCCCAATCGTTTAATAAAGTATGTCCTTAGTCTAGATTTAAACTGGTTTGTTATTTTCATATCTTTTCTTCCCGCATATATTACAGTAATACTCTACATGACGTTTCTCATAATACTGGGCTTTCCTTCTCCCGCCTTTCTTAGAAAAAATTGCCCTACGAGGTCTCTGTTTAAACTCAGTCCAATGAACTGCTACCCATTCATGATAACCCAACTTACATCTAAATATGGATAAGTAATCTTTTAGTTTCTTCATGGCTTTTTATACTTTTCTATGGCTACTCTACTTAAGTGTAAAGCTATCCTAATATCTTTCCAAGAGTAACCTAAGTCTCTAAGATATTTAACGCATATTTTAACCATATTTTTATGAAGACCAGTTCTTAACTTATATCTTGTAATATCTCCAATTTCGTATCTACCCTTCCTATCCCGAATATTATCCTCTACTGAACCCCAATAGAGATTATCTACATTATTGTTTAATGGATTGTTATCCTTATGACATACACAAGGTAAGTTGTCCGGGTTAGGTATATAAACCATAGCAACTAATCTATTAAGTCTTCTCTCATATTTAATACCATCCTTGTATAATCCAATCCTATAATAACCATTACCATTTAATCTAGGTTTAAGTTTAAAAGCCTCTGGCCTTTTACCACTCTTACACTTCATAGAATATACATCACCATTCTTAGTTACATGGTAACCTGGGAATCCTGGTATATTATCTTTAAACTTACTCATACTTATATATCTCCACTATTATTAGCCCTTTTCTTAGAATCCTCATCCGAGTTAGTATTCTTTTTAAATTGTTCATCCAACTTACTACCATACACTCCATCATATTGTTTACGTTGTTCCCTTGTAAATTCCGTACATCTTTGCCTTTCGACATCGCATTTGAATAATGCTCTACCGGAAGGAAGACCATCCCTTTGTACTACTATCTCAGCTCGAAGAATATTATCTTTTTCTTCTTGCTCAGTAGAGTTAAGACCCATGATAACCTGGGCATTACGAACAATGGCAATTGAACCAGAGATATCATTCTCATCGTATCTAGTAAGCCTATGCTTTTTACCTTCACGAGTAATGTGATGGGCAGTCCATATAATATCTAAATGTAATTCCTCGGCTAAGTTCTGAAGGTCTACGTATACATTAGATATCCTTTCGAAATCTTCTCTATCACCCGCTATTGATGCAAGCTTACCAGCGTAGTCAACCATAAGAACTTTAATATCAATTCCTTGATTACGAAGCTGAATTATCTTTTCCCTTATATAAGTGGTATTAGTAATCATTGCTGGTACACGCTCAACCACTAATTCGACTCCAAACCTTGCAAGTTTCCTTAAATGCTTTGCCTCAAGTTTATCATATTCACCCGAGTATAATTCCTTCTTAGTTTTATTAATACTTGATTGAATGAAACGGTCCATAATTTGTTCTTGGCCATTTTCTGTATCAATATATAATACTGACTTCTTCATTCTAAGATAACCTCTTGCAAGATTTACCATGAAGAATGTTTTCTTTGCTTTAGGTTTATCCAATATCACATTAACCGAATGTTCTGGATAACCTCCTGCATTGGTTAAATCATTCAATTGCCTAAATGGGCATGGTAATACTGAAGGTTCTGATTGCCTTCTAAACTGTCTCTCGGTAATATCTCGAATCATATATAGGGGTTCATCCTCTTTCTTAGGTTTACTTTTCTGAAGTACCTTTTCAATCTTCCTCGAATATTCTTCGTATTGTTCGAAGTTATCCAAATCAAAAGAATCATTTAAGTTCTTCATCTCAACATAGGTAGAGAACTGATATATCTTTTCTTTTATGTAATCAGAATCCGATAGTGGTATATGATAGAGATTACTTATTAGTTTATTGATATTAGGTATATCATCCTTAGTTACCAAATCCACATAGGTTTTGGATTCTAGTAACTCTTTTAATACTTCCTTTAAGATATTCTCGGAGGGCATTCTGCCTTGCTTCTTAAAATATTTTGATATACCCTCGAAGATAAGGGAGTGTTCTATGAGAACCAGGTAATTAGATTTAATCCTTTTTAGGACTAAGCCTCCTTCCTTATCTCTTAAAACAAACCGGAGTATCTCTAACTGAAAATCCGGAGTGAAACTGAATTTGATTTTGTCTTTAAACTTCTTCATATCTATATTGCAATATTATATAAACTAATAGATTTTGATAGTACCGAGATAGTTCTGAGCATGTTGACATCTATCTAGAAACTACTAATCCACTACCTTAAGCTCCAGATTATTTAATATTATTATTTTATATAAGAAAAAATACTTATATTTGCATAACGAATATTTAAAAACATGGGAAAAAGTAAAGGAAATAATGGCTCAGAGCTTCATCGATTAAAACCTATGCAAGAATATGATGAAGCTACTTTCAACAGACTTTATAAAGTTTGTAAGCCAGTAATTAGAAACCTTACCAGACAGATTGATTATAAACGGTTTAATCTTACACCGGATATTATCCAATCTTATTTCTGGGATAAGATGTTATTTGTTTTCAACAAATACTATGGTGAATGTACTGAAGAACATCTTAAAGCAAGAATCCTTGCATCACTTAGTACATTCAAAAACAAATTGCTTCGTTCTGCATACGGAGAACAAGCAGAGTATAATCAAAGCCTCTTTAAACTTGATGACTTATTCGATAATGATAAAGAATTAGAGGATGATACCGAAGAAGAGAAAGCTAAATCAGAAATGCTTGATATGATGTATACTTATATGAAGGATAAGCTTTCTCCAGATGCCTATCTTTTGTTTGAGGTATTAATTACTCCTCCCCCTTTTATCAAGGAAAGGCTTGAAAATAGTACTCGAATAACTAATATAATGCTTATCGAATTTTTCGAAATGCCTAAGACTAATGAATCTATGAGATATATATCAGAACTTAGACAAGATATACAATATTGGGAAGACCGAGCTAAAGAAGAACTTAAGTATTAACACAAAAGAAAAGGGGCGTTTCCCAACGTCCCTCTCCCAATTAATTTTTACTACGCAAAACACAGATTGAAAACAAATGTTTACTCTTAAACAATACAAATAATACACATGAGTTTTAATACTACTAAATAACTAATAACAACTTTATGATGATATTTTTTGGATATATCGTAATGTAATAGTCGGTGGCAATTTTTCAATATCCAAAGTTTCTACCGAAGTTTCTTGTAAGAAAGATTCCCCTAATAGGTTCCAGCTTACTACGATAGCACCATCTTGAATACCCTTGGTAGGAGTTCCTCTACCGAAATCACCATTCAACCCTGTCTCCCTATTAAAGAAAGATTGAGGACGAACGTTCTCCCATTTATTGGCATCATCTTGTTTACCTTTAGATACACCAAGAGCATGCCTATGCTTAGGAAGGTCATCACCTTTAATTGAGATTAAGAAATTACCCTTAGTTGGTGTATAGTAATCTCCAACATTCTGTAACATTACTTCATCCCCAATTTGAACACCTCCAGCTTGGTAACCAATAACTATTCTACCAGCTGCCTTAGTATATTCTGCCCAACCATCGGGTATTACATCGGTTTCCCAAAGAATAATAGAACCGATTGGTAAGTTAGCAGTACTCAGAGATTCAGAGAATTCTTTTCTGATAGCCTCAATTTGACTATCAATGTATTGCTTGATATTTAACTTAATACCCGATTCATCTACTACTGGAAAGCCTGAATTTATCTGTTCTACTCTTTTCACTGATTCTTTCATCATACTCTGGGCAGCAGTAGTATAAGGGATTTCTTGGAACTTACCCTGATAGGGTACGATAGCAAAGTTCTCATTTCTTTTAGTCATAGCATCTGTACCCTTACCATATACTCCGATAAGAACAACCGAAGTTTTATTATTAGAGTAATAAGGGCAAGCACTCTCTACCATCTCTAGAAGATTGCTATAGGTCATATCGTAATTAGAATATACATCATTATTAATGATATCCGGTGTACGATTCTCTTCGGCAATCGGATAATAAATATCCAGAGACTTTTTAAACAAGGTGTAGAAGCTTTCGGAGGATTCATTCCAATAAGCTACAAAGTCTACTGGATTATCTACTGGTTCAGAAATAGTAGTATGTACTGCAAAGAGTAATACTTCTTCTGTTGAACCTTGGGTACCTTGGATATTCTCAATGGTAAGGGTTTGTTCATCAGATATAAATACATACCCATCCCTTGAAATACACCCAAAGTTTACATCTGGCAATTCCCCATCTTCTGAAGCCTTTGCCATATACCTTGCCATAATCCTATCCTTGATTACATTGGCATACTTACTTCCAGCAACTCCCTGAGGAGATACCACTAACTTGTTACCATTTATGGTAGCTGAGCCAAATCCACAGAATGGTCCTAAACCAGAAGGAGCAGCAATTGCCTCTGCTGCTTCCTTTGATTTAATAATACCTTCATACTTAAAGTACGTCTTCATTGTCCTTAGTATTTTTAAATTGATTTTTCTGTTCTGACATATCTTTAAATGCTTCACCTACATCCTTGAACTTGAGGGTTAACAATTTAAAGAGTATTCTCCATATACTGTACCGTTTCTTAATACCATGTATTTCACAGATGTGTCCATATATACTATCTACTTCGAAACAGTAGCATATTACCATAACCGTTATTGATACCACTATTGGGTTCATCCCATAGGGTTCCCCAATAGCTTTACCAAGTACAGCACCAAGTAGAACATAGCAGATATAATCTACTATCTTGTTTAGAGTTCTTCTTCCCGCTCTAGATTTTCGAATTTCGATTTTCTGTAACCTACTTGCAGATAACCCAAACCATAAGTCTGATAGGATTAGAATTATTGCAAGGATTATCATCCACCTAAGGTCATAAATAATTTGGGTACATTCTCCAAATAAACCAATCATTGAAGTCTTGAGCAGAGATTGAGTAGTAGTCTCTGTTACATTGTCTATTGCACTCTTTATCATACTTCTTCAATTTTCCACATTTGATTACTATAAGTGGTAATGGTAAATGTCTTCTCAGAAGTGTCATTTGATTCCCATTCCAACTTTTGAGGATTAACGCTTAATAAGTCAGCATCTACTACCGTAAACTTAGTTCTCTTCGAAGTATCTACCACTGATTCGAATATATACTCTCCAGCTTGTGCAGTTACAAATTCATAACCAGCACCACCTGCGTCATAAGTAGTTACTTTACCAACTTCCCTTATTCGACTATCGAAGTCTGGTTTATTAGAAGTACACTTGATTAAAGTAGATACCTGTTTAACATTCCCCTTTAATTCTGCATAAGAGGGAGTACAAGAAATCTCGATGATTGTAGGATAATCTTCCAATATTACTTGGCATCTTAAAGAAGAACCATCATCCGCTACAAAGGTATAAGTCCCAGCCTTGGTAAGAGTAATCTCTTCATTAAGGTTATAGGTTTCCTCATTCTCATCACAAGTAGCAGTACCACTTACATTAACCCAATTTTTCATTTCCTCAAGATGGAACTTACAAGCAGACTTTTCATCCAGTAATTGGTATACTGCATAAGTATCATCTATCTGGTCTTCTGGTAATGCCCAGTTGGGTTCTTTCCAATGACTGTCTGTAGCATCCGAAGGTACTATCTTTAATTTATTCTGATATACTACTGGAGAATTATTAACTACCAAAGTAGTCTTAGCAGTAGGGTAAGCTACAGACTGGAAGGTATAAGTCCCTGCCCTATTTGCAGTATATACATAACCATTCTGAGCATTAAAGGTTTCCCCAGTTTCAATTACCCTTACTCTGTAATCATCCCCATTACCAGAAATACGTTGTATCTTTACTGTAGCTTTTGCAGAGCCATTGAATAATGTGACTGTTGGTGGGCTAACAGTAATTCGATATACTGCAATCTTACCAGATACTACTTCGAATATACCTACACCTTCATCGGTTTCCCTTTTATCCAGTGTACATTTAAACTTATAAGTACCATAACTATTAGCAGTAAACTTATCACCGTTCTTAAACAACTTGGTATCACCGATTAACCTACAGTATAGTTCACCAGTAAATGATTCTGGGTAATTCGATTCAATGGTAAGAGTGGTAGTAGCATCCTTGATACTTTGCTTATCCCCAACTCTAAATTCAGAAGGTGTACATCTTACCTTATATGTAATCTCTTCTCGAGTTACAACAAATGAAGTTTGCTTTACTGGGAACTCTACAATCTCAAAGATGTAGGTACCAGGCTCTGAAAATTCCCAAGTTGAGCCAGAGACTTTCACTATATCAGTACCGGATAATCGTACATTACAGGTTTTCACGGTACCCTTATAGGATACGTTTGCCCTTACTACTGTACTTACTTTTAGGTTAGTAGGAGTTATCTTTCCAGTAATAGGGTCACAAGTAATAGAATATACTCGATTATAAGATTCTTGATTAACCGTGATTTGAGTTACCTTAGTAGGGTCTCCCACACTTCTAAAATAATAAGTACCTGCTCTGAGTATATTAAAAATGGAACCACTTTCGTGTTTAGTGTAACCCCAATTTATATTATCACTGGATATCTGATATCTTAGGTCAGCATTTATCCAATCTGAAGTTACAGTTACCTTTACCGGTACTTCATATACTTCAAAAGTAATCAAATTGGGTTGGTCTGGATTTACTAACTCGGCTTTAATAGTATACCCATCATTTACGGTAAACCCATATTGAATATTGAAAGATACATGATAGGGTATGAACCTTTTAAAGAAAGCCTCTACAGCTTCTCTAAATTTTCTAAAAGCTACCGAGTTCGAAGTATATCCATGACCGGTAAGTCTAAAGGTTACCGGTATACATTGAGAACAATCGAAAGTATTATCATAGGTATACTTATCGTCATAATGGTAATACTGGTCAAAGTGCGGATTACCTTTTACCCAACCATCATAACTATCAGCCTTTGCAGGGTCAGTTACTACGCAGGTTAATCCATACAACCTCATCATTATCTCGAAGAACTCAGAGGTACCCCTTATTTTAAAAAGAGATATTGAATACTTCAGTATGTTTCTTACTTGAGTACTAGTTAATGTAAAGGGTCCCTCCTTTGGGATTATCCAAAGCTTTGATAGTTCTTGAAGTTTACTATCAGAATAGAACCCATTAAAGTACTCGGCCCATTTCTGTGCATCTATAGTGTTCCCATAAGCAAAGGGCATTTCTCCAAGAAATTGCCAAAGGAAGTTGAGATACATATCTGGTGTCTTATCTATATCAATAATATCCAGAATGTTCTCAATGTCCTTCGTAATATAATCTTCAAAATGCTCTCCACAAATTTCTAGAAACCTTTCTAAGATGCCTTTACCATTTACCTTATAAGTGTCTTGGTCCTTATATTCAAATGGTAAAAAATCAATTAGATTTTTAAGGTTCACCATCTTATACTATTTCGTTTACTGTTAATGTTAACTGTGAAGCATTTTCGAATACCGGTAAATTAAAACCTGGGTCTTCATAATCATGGTTAGGTTCAGATACCGTAATAGAATACCGATAACCTGATTGATAGCTATTGTTCTGAATGTCCAAAGAGAAATCAAAACCGTTAGCTTTATCGATAATCTGAATAGAGCTACCAACTGAGCCAGTAGTTACATAACCATTCGATACTGAACGTACTATAAAAGTAGTTGAGGAATTGAAGGTTATGTAGTAAGTCATAGAACCCTTTGCCTTGTTCAATTTAAATTGGCCAAGGTTTAATTCCTTATTACCATAAATGGTAGTAGGCCAGGGTTTAATATAGAACTTAGTAAGGTGAAGGTAATCTACGGTTGATAGATTATCTATCAGGGCATAGATATCTGATACTCTTACGCTCCCTCCTATCTGAGCTTGCTCTGGAGAATAGGCATTGTATAATGCTGTAAGAATTTGAGTTTGTATCTCTGCAGTCTTATAAGACTTCTTACCGGTAACATCCATCTCTAGAATAATCTGAACCTTACCTGCAGACTTAACCTTCAACCAAGTAGTCATAGGAGCCCTTTGAGATAATAGGTTGTATACCCTATTTATTAATTCGGAAGAAGCAACAGCTCCACCATCTGGGCTAATATATACGGTAAGCTTTCTACCGCATTCATAATCGGCTTTAGCTTTGTTTACCCCATCAACTAACATAGCTAAACTTTCGAAATCCTCTTTGGTAATTGCTACTCCCAAAGTCTTTACACTCAAAGGTATGTGTTCCTTGAGCATGGTAAAGTTTTCGTAGTTTGAACCGCCTCCAGCATCATAAGCATTACTTACAGTAGCATCCGTAATTGAGGAAGATATTACTGAAGGTACCGATGTAATGGTATTACTCTTTACATTACCCTGAGTACCATTGGTTAAATAGAATACTACATTGGTTATCTTTGCACCTGCAGCGGGTTTCTTACCAAAGGTACCATCTCCAAACATTATATAGGGATTGAGTGCCTCATCTACTGAAACCATAAAATGTTTGTCTGTAGGTTTGGATTTTGCAAATGTATCTACTAATACCCAAGTTTCCCCACCTATCTGCAATGACATAGAACCTTGTTCATAATACTTACCATTTGGTAATGTACCAAGATTAAGTATAACCCTATCACCGGTGGGTATTACCATATTATTAAGAGCACTTGCAGTATACCTTTCATGTTGTATGATGGGTACCTTACAAGTAGTTACATTCGAATACCAAATTACATCTCTAGCAGATAACCAAGAATTACCACTGGAATCTGTAAACAGAGTACCCTGAGGTATAGTTAATTTAGCACCAATAGAATTACCCGTAATGCTTCTGGATAAGATTACATCTACGGTAGCTGCAATCGCTGCCCGAGCATGGTAATCTACCAATGCCCCATGTTTAACTACCGAATCATACCTCCTTGCAGTAGATAGGAAAGTTTCCCTTGCCATGTTATCTACGTAGTAATGAAGTACTTCGGCAATTGCCGCAAACAATGAGAGGATGATAATTAAGATATTACCCTCCGAATAATCCGTTATGAGTTTCTGACCTTGAGGGTCTTTGAGTCCCATAAGGGATTCAACCAGCTTGGCCTTAATCTGTTGATAAGACCTCTGGTATGGGTTAAGCCATTTATTTGTGATTCCCATATTATTGTGTATTTAATGAATTATCCGAACTGTCATAGGTGATATCGAGGTACTGACTAGAATTTGTTCCATTTACTACATAAGATACTTCTATATGTATTTTTGCATCAACTCTAGTAACTGTGATACTTTGGAAGGTTATTCTCTGTTCCCAAGCACCTATGGCTTGTTTTAAAAACTCTTTAATTATAAAACTTAGGGCTTGTAAGTTTGGTTCCTCAATACATTGCCATAGTTTACTACCAAAGTTTTCCTGTCGAAATCTCTGACCTATCATGTAGTATAATATTGAACTTATATTATCTCTGATAAGTTTGAAATCTCCGTTCACTGGGTACCAACCTCTTTCCCCATTTTCATTGGTTGTAAGTTGAATAGGGTAAGTTACACCTATACCAACTAAGTCTGTAAAGTAATTCTTTTCCATTAGTGTATGCAGGTTTTATCCTCATAATCGTCTACAACGAATTGTGAGAAAGGTTTAGTTACTTGAGTTACTGTAGGACCTGAAGAACCTGGTCCAGTAGTTACACCTGAGTGTACATGAGAATTGAACATACTGCGAAGTTGTTCTAGTTCTTGGATAGTTTGATTTAGTTTTTCGGTTAATTGAGCAATATTGATTAACCCATGGTTTTCTCCCGTATTTAGTATAACGGTATCACCTGAAGATACATTGATATCCTTATTAGCTGATACCACTACATTAGATTCAGAATAAACTGAGATATCTCCATTAAAATAAAGGTTTAGTTTCCCATTATCATCGTCTATTACAATGAGATTGCCTTCTGGAGTAACTATCCCCATCTTATTGGGGCCATCCAAGGGTTGGGGTACTTGATTCATACTCCAACCATGGTATTCCCATAAGGGTTTAGTAGGATCACCAAATTCAAAAGTAATGAATACTATATCTCCTACCTTAGGGGCTAAGAACTTAAATCCACTACTTATTGAACCATGTTGTCCTTTCGGTAAAGCCCAAGCAAAGGTACCTCCCATTACTTCTGGTATACATACTTTTACCCTATTCATCTTCTTTTCGGTATCATTATTATCAACAACTATCCCCCGATAAATAGAATAATATCTTCCAAGACCCTCTAATCCTTCTTCTGTTATTATCTTTGCAGTTTCATAGCCCATAATTACCTCGCTTCCTTATTCTTGATATATTCTTTGAATCTCTTTATGGCTACTTCCATATAATCGAATTTAACCCAATAATCATCGGGTACTTGAATATCTTTGATGGTTATCTTTCCGGGTATTACCTTACCTGAAGAAGTAGTTAAACTACCAGAACTTACAGCTATACCTTCTGCTTTCTCGATTGGAGTCTTAGCTAATACTTCAGTATAATAAGCCTTCTTCCGAGCCATTTCATCCCTACGTTTAACATCTAATACATTTCCTTCCTTATCCATAATACCAGATTCAATGAAATAGGCAACCTCATTATAAGTCCAACTCAAATCTAATTCATTGATATTACTTAAAGCCTTCTTATCTTTACCCTTAAAAGTTATAGCATTAGCTTTAGCATCATTAGCTACAACGGTTTGAGTAGACAAACCAGTTTTAGAAGTAGTAGAACCAGCTCTACTTGAGTTCTTCACTAGCTCTAAATTAGTTACATATCCCTGACCTGCGTCCATAGAGTGGGTACATTGTTTTATATACCAAGGACCAGACCACCGTTTACCAACATTCTCCAAGATTAATACCTGAGAAGAAGCTAGTAATGGTCTTCCAACAACTTGCATCTGACAAACTAGTTTACTCTCAGTATGCTTTAAACCTCCATTAGCATTAGCATTAGCTGCCCATGCCCACTTATCTATTCCACCGTATCTACTGAATAGATTATGGTAAAGTTTGTACAGGGGTATTTCAACATTAGCCTTTTTCCAATGTTGGACTTTTACTGTAACACTGAAGACACCAAGACTTGGGTTTAATGGGTTTTTATATTTGATAACTGGAGTGTCATCAATCACCGCAGTATAGGGACCTTTCTTTAATGCGGATATACCTCGATAAACACTTTCTTCGTCTTCTAGTCCCCAAGCATTAGCTCCACCCTTAGGGGTATGCTCTGGGTCAAAGTCTCTTGGGTCCAGGTCTTCTATGACCATGTATTCCATTTGTTCTTTGCCCTCAAAAAGGTATCTTTCGTTCTTGAGGATATTGTATATATCTTCATCTAATGTCTTACCATTAACCACATTCTTAAGAGCTGCATTTAAAGCTGCACGCCTATCAGCCGGAAATTCTTCTCTTTGAATGGTTTTATTTATGATACTTCTTACCTGGTCTGTACTAAGTTCATTAAGGAATTTTTCCTTACCTTGTCTATATGCTTCGGCGGGATTAGAAGCAGAATATTCGGCTACATCCTGATTCCATTTATCATTCAATTGTTTCCTAGCTTCAAATGCAGCTATTAAGTTAGGGTCAGTCTTTAAGGTATGATTTATCCTCATCTGCATAATAGTTGGTATATCTTGAGGATTATTTTCAGCCCCATATTTATCTACTGAAGTATGCCAATTCTTATAATATACCCCATTATTCTCATTAGCTACTATCTCCGGTAATTTTTCGGTATCATCAATCCCAGTGCTTAATACTTCTAAGTCTTTACTCTCTGGATTAATAGTAGGAGAGAGTGTAGCCTTAACTCTCTTAGTCACTTTTTGAGTAGAGAATTGAACACTGAGTACTTCTCCATTCTCACCATGATAAGTATAAACGGTTACTGGTTCTTCGTGGAATTTCCTATTGTGTATATAAATAACATTATCTCTTGAATCTATGTACCAAGGACCATTAGTATAACCCCTCATCTTCTGTTCTAATTGAACTAAGATATTCTTGCCAACTAACCCAAAGTCACTATTAATTAGAGCCTTCAAATCTTCTGGCATAGCCACTTCTGCTACTCCACTGTACCTATTAGCATAAAGCACCTTTCCAGTAGTAGTACGAGTATTCTCTGTGGGTACCTGTAGTGACTCATATACTTTATTACTTATTATTCGTTGTTCCATTACTGAAAGATTTCTATGATTACACCTACACCATTATCACAACCACCATCTAAATACGAAGATAAGCTGTTCTCTGAAGCTTCAGAGAAATTGTATGGTGGCTGATATCTTAAATCACCAATAGAGTCTATACACTTGATAGTTACATGGGTACCAGTAGAATCAAACTTTGCCTCAAAGTCCCTAACCTTGATAGTTTTAATTGGACCCGATATGAATTGACCGTCTGGGTATATGTATCCCCACTGTAAGCATATCACACTACCTTCTTGTAAAGCCTCTATGTCTACAGTATCTGGATCTCCAGTATCAAATGTAATTGTAGCAAGATTTTCTTTTTCTTCATCATACCTATAATTCCAGGTACTAATATAAGCTCCAAGAGGTATACCAGTAATAGGATTCATTATCGGCATACCTCTAAAATCGAATAGAGCCAAATATGGTTGGCCCATTCCATTATATAATATAGGTTTTTGTTTAGCTGCCATAAACTGGGATTCTTATAAGTGTTCCACTTTCTACCTCTTTAAAAGGATTTAGTATACCATTAGCTTCTGCAATAAGATACCATTTACCAGAATCACCATAATATCTATAGGCTATATTCTGTAAAGTCTCCCCATCCTTAACGGTATGTTGAATATCGTTTGAGGATGAAGGTACAGAAACTACTGGAGCTTCTAAAGAGTAATCACCATCTCCGTAATTTAGAGCATAGGCATTATTATAAGGACTAGCTCCTATTAGATATTGGTTAACATCAATCATATTTAATACCTCCTGTCTTTTTAAGTGAATCGGGATTTATAAAATCCCCATAGGATAAGTTATATGCACTTACTCTCTTGAAAATCAATTCTTGAGTTGCTGCTGCAGGCAATAACCTACCATTACCAAAAGTAGCTGGCTTTCCCGGTACCCTTACTCTATAACCATTCTGGAAGTTCTTCAGAGTATAGGTTGCTGAAGTAAGAATGTAGTTGTGATTATCAAATATACCGGAACCCCCCCACTCAATCTTAACAATGGGCGGAGCTGTCTGATAACCATTAGATTTAGACCATGCCTCTAATAACCTACATTTATTGATTACCTCTTCAGGATTTTCTGGGTCATTACAGTACCAAGACACATTGAATTGAATAATATCTTCAGCACCAGTAAAGTGATACATTGGTACATTACGTCCCATGGATTTAATGGTTGCCCATGTAGTTTCTCCTCTGAAGTCCAACTCTGGAGGTCTATTCTGTAGGGTAATATATTGAGTAGGATTAACAGTCATGTTATATATCCTTACCTCATTCTGATATATAATACCTGGTTTAGCCTCGAAGTTTCTGTAATTAGTAGTATTCTTATTTCCCTTTGCTGGGTCTACTCCCTCACTCTCCTCTAATCTCGGGAATTGTAATTCCATCCTCCATTTAGTCTGGAGTTGTTTGTTTAGAATAGGGTTCTTAGAGGATATCTGAGCTTCTCCCATTACCCCATTGGGAGTATAGAGTTTACCCTTTGGAGCATCATCTTTGGGAAGAGTAGAAAGAGTTCGATTGAGTAATATCCGAGCTCTCCATAGTTTATTTAAGGGGCCAGTAAGAACACCTGCTGTATCTCTTGTAAGGTCATTGTACTTTTCAACAACCTTACCTGCTGCTTTATTTAATACTCTAGCCATAGTGTTTTTAATTTTATAATCCTAATGCTACACCAGTATAATCTTGCTGAGAACCCAAAGAATAATCTCCCAATATCTCACCATCTACACTGATGTTAATCTTACCATCTTTTAATCCATCCCTAATAGCTGCTCTCATTGCATTCAAGAACCTTTCTTCATTCTGAGCCCTGATTGCAGATGGGTCTTCTTTACTCTGAGCTTCTGTATTCCTATCTACTGACTTAATAAGACTGCTTCCTACCTCTATTAATAAGGGAAGACCGATAGTAATAGCTAACCCCACGGGTCCACCAAGTAATCCCATAAGTCTACCTCCTAAACCCAAAGCTGCAGAAGTAGCTAACTTCTTACCAGCTTGCTTACCTCCTTCACGTACAGTTGTGGATATTAAATTAGTACCACCAAGAGCAGTACCTTGAGATACTCTTCTACCCATTGAATCCCGATAATAAGCTCTACCTCTCTTATCCTTACCCATAAAGAAACCTCCAGACAAGGGTATAGATTTTCCCATTCCCAAAGTTTGAGCAGCTATTGAACTCATCATGAAAGATATATTCCTTAGATGGGCTTCCATAATAACAAACTGAGCATTAGTCTTTGCAGTTGCCGTAGACATACCTTCAGTAGAAGCAGTAGCAATAGTCTGTAAATATCCTACAGACCTAATAATACCTCTTACAGTATTAAATCCTGCAACAATAGTACCTACTACTACTCCAGTAGCAGCAACTCTAAGACCAAAACTTCCAACCCAAGTTTCTGAGATAGAATTAATTACTTTGATTATAGAGTTACCCACATTTAGTACTGGGGTAAAGATTCTACCCAAAGCTGCACCTGCGGTAACTGTTAAGTTCTCTATACTTGATTCGAATCGGTCAATTACACCTGCATCAGTTTTAAGACGTTCTTCATTGAGTCGATTTACTGCCCCAATGTTTTGGTCATAAGTAGCAAGTATCTTACCCATCTTATCTCTACCAGAAGCAATATCCCTAAGTACGGGGAGCATACCACGATTACCACGAACTCCAAAGATATTGAAGAAAGTTGGTGTTTCAATTCGTGAAGGTAAATCTACTGCAGCCTTAGCAAACTTCTGATAGATAGTATAAAGGTCTATAAGATTACCCTGAGCATCGAAGAATTCATCTGGACTTAAGCCCAGGTCTGCTAAAGCGTTATAGCCTTTCTTTTTTTGGTTAACAAGAGAGAGCTGTAAGTAACGAATCATATTGGCCAGTGAGGTACCTGCCATAGAACCCTGTATACCCATATCACCCAATACACCAATAGCAGCAGCGGTTTGCCGAAGGTCTACTCCAGCAGTTGCCATATCTGCTCCTGCATAAGATATGGACTGGGCTAAGTCTGTTAAAGATATATTTGCATTAGTAACTGCAGTATATAAATCATCTGTTACTCTAGCGGCTTCCCCCATTGGGATTTGGTACATTGACATGATATTAGTCATCAAGTCAGCTACACCACCTTTCTGTCCCACTGGCATTGTAAAGATTGAAGCCAGCTTAGATGCTGGCCCAATCATCTCTTTAATAGCATCGAATTTATTACCCGCCATAGCCAGGTATCTTTGTCCTGATGCAACATCCGAAGCCGTAAGAGGAGTTATCTCATTGACATCCTTTGCCAATTGTAACATCTCCCTTTGTTCTGCAATGGTAGCACCAGCAATTTTCGAAGCAGTCCAAACTTCATTCTGAACACCCGCAGAGTATTTATAGGCCCTTGCCATTCCCCCTACGAGCTGCATTCCGAAGTCCATTGTATTAGAAGCTGACATCTGTATACCTCTATTCCAGGTATTCATATCATTCATCATTGTTCTGAATGACCCAGATATCTTGCCAGCTTCTTGAGAGAATCGGTCTTTTAAAACCATGGCAACACCGACCTCTACTATACTCCTACTGGTATTCATAATTTATTTTCTTTTCTTTAATTGTTTATAATATTGCTCGGCCATTTCCTTGAATATTTTCCTTATTCGATACGGAAGACGTAAAAAGCCGAAATAGTCTAAGGCTATCTCGGCTCTGGTGATATAAACAAAATCACTCTCTAACATTACTCTTCCGTCAGGTAGAAAAAATTCGGTGCCCAAACTATAGGATAAGTTCTTTCTTCTCCAGTGGTTGGATTAGTGATATGGGATTCACCTTTGAAAATGGGGTCCATAGATAAGATATACTTTCTCATCTCAGCCATATCCTTTGCAGTAAATGGGGTAAAGTTTTCTACCTTTTCCCAACTACCATCAACCTCTAAGTAAAGGTTCCGACAAAGAAGAGGAGCATTCTTAGTTTGCTTATCCAATGGCAACTTCATGAACTCTTGTTCTCCCTTACCAGTCATACAATCGAATTTAATTCTCTTGCCAGATGAAAGAGTGTATTCATGGTTTATCAATCTAACTCCCTCTGGATAATAAGGGATAGCATCTGGCTTCTGATTTAAATCCTCTACAGTTGGAGTAGTACCGTAATCGAAAAGGAACTCATGAAGGTCTTGGCCATAAGTAATCTTACCCCCATTCTCTTTGCCCCAATCATATTCGAATTCTACTTCCTCTCCCAAAGAGAAGATACGAGAATTGAAGATAATAGCATAACGGTCATTGACTGGTAAGTTAAGGGCATCATCTACGGTTAATTTCCCATTAGGGGTAGCCGTAGTTCTAATTACAATTGCTGCAATGAACTTGGTAAGGTTCATCAAAGTCTTCATGTCTGAAAGGTTACTGAGGATATCCTCATCAGCACCATTCTGTTCTCTGATTTCATATTCGTAACCAGAGGGTCCGGTAAATCTAAATGTTCTAAATTCCATAACTGTTATTTTTAATGTTTACATATGTTCATAGTACTCCTTATAACAACAAGAAAGGGGTGAGCTCCTATCACAGGAATCCCACCCCTCCACCGAATCTTAGTGAAAATAGACTAAGGAATTAGTATTTATCTGCAGTACCAACTGAGAACTCTATGGACTCAATGGTATTCTCTGAAGCCATTCTGTCCAGGTCTAAGCCGGTAATCTTACATGGCCATACCTCTTCGAAGACATGGGTATTAAGAACTGAGACTCCATCTTCGGCAAGTTCGTTTACAATTGCCGTTTCCCAGTATTGGCTTGGTACTAAACCACCACCAACTATGTGGTCCTGGCAAGAGTATAGCCAATCATGAAGCCATGTATCAGAACCTGCAGTAGTCATAAGTTTCTCTACAATAAGATTACCTATAGTAACCCTACCTGCAGTTTTAACGTCTCTATTGACGTCCCCATGAGCAACCTGGTCAATTTCAATATCTGGCAAAGTACAACTTTGGAATAGATAAGTATTGATAGGGTGTTTGGGGAACATGATGCTCCACAAGAATTTCTTCCGTGGGTTTTTTACTTTTGCTCCCATTGTGTTATGAGTTTATAGGTTATTACTTGTTTCTACGATTGATACAGATTTGGATGCCGCATCTATTACAATCTCCATAGTTACCTCTTGCATAGGAACTACATCCTTATACTTAAGGATAGCACGGTACTTACCCTGACGAGCATCTGCTTCGTTATTAACCGAAAGGTCATCCCAAGAAGTTGCATCTTGGTCACCCATCCAGGTATACTCGGTCATAGCATCTTCGTCTACCAAAGAATCCAAGGTAGGTTTAACCTCCAACCAGATTCTCTTCCAAGTACTCCAAACGTTTGGTTCTTCGATATACTTGTTGAGTACCGGGCGAAGGAACTTCTTCAGATAGAGATTCAATCTTACAATTGAAAGGAATCTTTCAGAATCCTGTTTCACTTGAGAAGAGAAGCAATGCCATAGCATGGTTTGCTTACCTGCATCTGGAGTATCTTTGATTACCATCTCATTGATATAATTCTGAGCAAGAGTGTTCAGTTCGTTATATCGAGAAGGAGAACCATAGTTGGGGCATACTGGACCAACTGCATCTCCAATAACCCCTCGGTTCATACCAGCAAAGGATTTCCAAGGACCATATTGAGTAGCAGAGGCATCTCCCAAACCAACAATAGTACCCACTACATCGGAATCCTGGAGATTACCATTTTCGTTGTAGTACTTAAGTCCACCACCAAAGTAGGCAATGTACTTAGAGTTACCTACAGTACCAAGGCAAGTCTGTACCCAAGTAACCTGAGCTTTGTAATCTCTTGCCTGAGTACCTTGAGTATAATGGGTTAAGTGTTTGGGAACTTCGATATACAGTACCCATTCCATCAGTTCTTTTGCCATATCTGCAGCAGCCTTATATACCTTGAGTACATCTGAATCGGTAGTAAGGTGTTGAGAGATATGTGAAATAAACAATTGGTAGAAGTCTGTGTAGTCTCTTACCAAGTCCAGTGAAGCAATCCATTCTTCGGCAGTTGGAGTGGAACCTGCACTACCGATAGTACCATTAAACAGTTTCTCTGTTTCGGAGGGTGCAGCATCTCCCACGGTAATAGTGATAGCATTCTTAGTACCATCAATATCATCGGTAAGCCACTTAATTAGGTTTTCAAAAGAGGAACCTGCAGTAATTACCGGCTTAATATATTCCGAGTTCTTAGCAAATGCACTAAGAGCAAGGTAATCTACCGAAGTGTTATTGTTATCATCGGCAGTTTTGTAGGTTATTACTGGACCCTGTTCAAGTACTTGCCCATTAGCCGAATAGATTTTATAATACAAGGTATTAGCTTGCTTATAAAAACCAACCTGGAAAGTATTTGCACTACCAATTGGATCTCCATATCCCTTGGTTACTAATCCAAAACTATAAGTAGTACTACCAGATTTTAAAGTAATCAAAGCAGAAGGTTTAGCTGGGTCAGTTACAGCAGAAGTAACTGAGATTTCATCTTCTGAATCTTTAGCTTTTCTTGCCGCAGCCTGAGAAGCAGTTACTGTACCTTGAGTAGCTCCTTTGCCAAGTACTCGAATAACACGAAGCTTAGAACCACCCTGCAAAGCCTTTTCGATATTTGATACAGAACCATCTGGTACAATTTCAGAACCATAGATTCTTTGGAACTGAGAGAAAGTAGAGATGGTTTCTGAAGGGTCATCGTATGGACCTTTAGTAGTTCTAGCCAATACACAAGAAACTCCTAACATGGGAGTAGTTTGAAGAACATTGTTGTTCTTAAACTTAAAGTCAATGTGAGGTGAAGTTGGCATAATTCTATTGTGATTAAAGTTAATTACTCGTTTAATTTATACCCTAGAGTATTGTACCTATACCTTAGGTACTTTTAACTCTAGCATCTCATTTTCGTTTTGTTCTAACAATCCAATAAGAACCGATATATCCTTGATGGGTGTAAGAGTACCTTCTCCCAAAGCTTTTTCTGAAAGAATACCGTCTTTACATACATAAGTGTATACCTTCTCAAGTATACCATGTTCTACATCTGGATGGTCATAATAATTACCAATCTCAATGAATAGGTTTCCGGTGGGAGCAAGCCTGCCCTTTTCCCATTCCTCTAAGTCATTGAAGTATGGTCTCACGTATCCTCTAGCAGGTAAGCCAGTATATAAAATTGTATGTAGCAACCTCATATCGGCTTGTGTTTGAGAAACTAGATGTACATCTATAGTAATATCTTTTGTTTCATAAGGAAACTCTGAAGCTTGGTAATTACCATCCTCCAGTTTATCACCAATGATATATTTATTCACACCAATATCCCCCGAATAATAACCCTGTAGTTCTATGGTTATTCTTGGGAGAGTCTTTGGGCCTTTTACTTGATTATTCCCTATACCAAAAAGAGGTATAAACTTCTTCATACCTTTAATTGCCTCTTGAAATCTTTTTTCGTTTTCTTGAGACAAAGGTAAGAAGTCTTCTGGGTTTAAGGTAAGACCCATTTCCAACATTGTACTAAGTAGAGAGATATAAAAAGTTCTTTCTACTATTTCTTCTGAGTTTACCATTAAAGTCCTAATCTAATATTTAACTGAACACTTTGATTGCCATTGTCATTAATATACCCATTATAAGTTACCTGAATACCTCCAAAACTACTTGTTGGGGTTTGTAAATGACCAACACAATTTAATTCACTAACCCATTGAGTAGCAATATTTGAAGGATAATCGGTAAGCCATACTTTAAAGGGTATTGGTTTAGAACCAATACCTCCAGGGAATTGACCATCTATTGTCTTACTTATATCGGTTATCTTAAATTGTTTTATAAATTTAGCAACTTGAATACCGTTGATAAGGTAGTACTGATAACCCTTTACATTACTAATCTGAGCAGTACTAGTATTTTGACCAAGATTTGGGAATGGTATATTCGGGGTTGGTTCAAAGCCATACTTAGTAGTTCTAGTACCTGGAGATTGAGTTATATTTAAAACTATCTCTTGGTTAGGTTCTTGCTGTGAGATAATCTTAACCGTAGTAGTTCTTTCTAATGGGTCATAGTTACTTGGGTTGTGATCTTGATTAGTAGATTTAGTTTTGATAGTAAGCTTACCTGCGGCATTAGCTTCCCCAATTTCTTGGGTTACCTCTAACCAATCGGATGAGCTTTCTAATTTCCAATCTATAGCACGGTATTCATCTTGAGGCTTATTATTTATAAACTTCTGTTGGTAACTATATACCCCTATTTCTAGAGTCTCACCCTTTTTAGTACCCTCGAAAGTATGGGAAGTAGTTTCCGGAGTGATACTAAAATAAGTTCCCCAGGTCTCTACTTCAGGAGCAGCCTTTTGTTGTATCAGAGTTACTTCCCTTTCTACACCCTGAACTACTACCTTGAGGACCTGCTCTTTTAAGGTCTGTTCTGTATTTACTGCTTTCGGTTTTACACGAATGGTAGCAGTACCAGTTCCTGATAGTGAAGATATTTCAAAATCTACTGCCATTATATAATCCTCCTTATTTCTTTTCTAACTTCATTACGTATTTCCTTTTGTAAGGCAGCTTTTCCACCAGCAGCCTTAAATGCAGGAGCCCAGAGAGGACGAGGTGGTAAATTACCATCTCTACTACCATACTCTAACATGATAGCTATCTGATTCAAAGTTTTTCTTGAAGTCTTACCAGTATAAGTAATCTTCTTGATTCCAATTGGTAAACCAACGAAAGTTCTTTTCTTACCTTTTACTAAGGTAACTGACCTGGCATATTGTCCAGTAAGATTTAGCATGGTATGGTCTCCATATTTCTTTATGGTACCAGGAGCATGTGGTGGCCAAGATACTCCGGAACCCCTTGGAGGTACACCAGTATTCAAACTTCGTCTTACTATACGAAGAAGTTGATTACCAAACTTTTCTGTACCTTTCGCATAACCCTTAGTTAAGATACTTGGAGTTTTAGCAATCAACCTTTCTGCACGAGCTTGTTCTCGTTTATCTACGTATATTTCTAGAGGACCAATTGGAGTCGATAGTGTAATATTAACCGACTTACTTGGCATAATTCTTATTATTGTTTAGGTTTATCTAATCCCAATTCTTGAGCAATCCTTATAAAAATAACCAGGTGTTGTATATATCCTCTGATATACTAAATACATAATCATAGGTTATAGTTGCAGCATTCTGAGTTATATTGACTGTAAGCTCCCAATCATTATCATCATTTTCTGCTTGCCTTAATTTAATGGTATCCGACCTTGTTGATTCTACGGTATTCTCTGTTAAGGTTAAGGTTAACTCATAGTTTCCATTATCACTTGATAACGTTGTGATTGCTACATTTGTAACCCAACTTGGTTTTGAGGTTACAGTTAAAGCTAATGGGTATCTTGTACTTATTTCAGAACCGTTTATTACCTTAGTCTTAAAAGAATAAGCTACATCAACTGTAAAGTTATTACCTCCCAAAGCCGATAATCCAGTTTTAGAAGTAGTTCTAGAACCAGTAGGGGAAGTAAATGCCAAGTAATACTTATAAGATACTGAAGCAGCACTCTGTGTAACTTTAATGGTCTTAGTAGTTGCCCCACTATAGGATGCAGTTACTACACAGCTTCTACTTGAAGTACCCAAGTTCTCCGTAGCAGTAAGTACCGTCTTAGCAGCATTCAAACTAAAACCAGTACCACTTGCACTAACCGTAGGTGTAGCACTCTTCGAAGAACCTGCACTTGTTGACCCTGAACTCCAATGGTTGGTAGTAGGTATACTTACACTGGCATAAATATTAACACTACCTCCTGAATTAGAGATAGAGTATGAACTTGCAGATAAGCTTATTACTGGTGTACCATCAGTAGTACTGGTAATTTTATTCTCTGCCTGGTATACATCGAGAGTTATAGATTTCGATTTACCATTCAGAGATACAGTACAAGTAAGGGAGCCTACCCTTGTTCTAGCCTTTGCAGTAGTTCCCAAAGAACCTGCACTAACTGCAGTACCATAACTAATGCTAGCACCGCTTGTAATTGTGCCTCCTCCAGTTGTAGAACCATTCCATCCCCAAGTCTGAGAATATGAGGGCATAGTTGAGAATGAACTTCTACTTCCTCCACTTGCAGGTATATCGGATACACTTCCTCCACTTACAGTGATTTCACTATAGGTTCTATAACCTGCAGATTGAGAACAACTGATAGTTAGTTTCTTATTGGTTTCTGCCTGAGTTAATACTACACTACCCGACTTTGCCGAAGTAGAAGTATTATTTGCCATAGTTACTGAAGTACCAGTACCGGTAACTCCGGTATTAGCCCTGGTATAACTTAAGGGAATTTGATTACCATAGGTATGTCCATTTCGGTATTCCTGTTTATAAGAGGTTACAGTAAATGTTTTTGTTCCTCCAGTTGCCCCAAAAGACAGAGAAGTGGGATTCACTGAGAATGTTTGAGACCAACTTTGAGATGCTGCTGCCTGGGTAAATGTGAATTCCACGGTTTTACCAGATTCAGATTGAGTAGCCAACCCCTTACCAGACCTTGAGGTTAGGTCTAGATTCTCTGAAGCTTTCCAAGGCTTTCCATCTGCCGGCTTACTATAGTTAGTAATCCAACTTGGTTTACTGTTTATTACGTAATTAACACTAACAGCAGACCCATTAGCTACATTATCCCAATATTTCTGCTTCGTACTGGTAAACTCAAAACCAAAATTAGAACTACTGGGGTTACCTAAAGCATCAAAACTTATACTGGAGTATCTCAAAGTGAATGTATACTTATAAGTTACCTTATGAATATCTTCGAGTTTAACAGCTTCGTTATTACCATAGGAACTAGCATTGGAGATTTCCAAGCCAACGTAACTTTCCCCCGTTCCTGTAGAGGCGAGTGCTAACAATTCAGCCTTGGTAGGGCAGTCATTACCTGTCTTACCAAGGCCTACTTTAGTTTTGACAGCACTCCATGTTGCTATCTCTCCCATATTAATCTACATCTTTAAGATTTCTGAGTTCTGAGATTTCAGCCTTCAAAGCCTTAATCTCTTCGTAAAGAAGTTTAATACCTTCGATTGCCAGAGTAGACATCTTATGGTACTTAACTTGTTTTACCAATACATATTCTTCACCGTCGATAACAACCGTTTCGAATTCCTCAGGATTAGGAACTGAATCCTTAGTTCTTGGGTCTTCTTCCACATAATGGTTAAACCCTGCTGCTTCCAAACCTTGTGCAATGGTACCTTCATCTTCCTTACCATCCATGATAAAGGATTCTGTAGGTATACTGCAAATCTGTTCCAAAGTATGGGTTAATGGTTTGATGTTAGATTTCAATCTTTCATCGGAAGACTCTTTCCAGAAACCGGAAGGAGCAGTAGTCTTAGCAAATACTACCTGGTCAGTAGTTGCCAATCCCAATTGAGCTCTAGTTACTGTATGAGGATTATCCTTTCTACCTGCATGACTATTGATAGAAGTCTGAGCAGTAGTACCTGCAGCCTTAGCATCAGCAATAGCAGTAGCTTGAGCAGTAGATACTGGCTTATCAGCATCAGAAGTATTATTAACATTACCCAATCCAACCTGAGTTTTAGTAACTGTATGAGGATTAGATTTATTGGCAATGTGATTATTTACCTTAGTTTCTAAGGCAGTTACATCTGAACCAGTATCGGCAATCAAATCGTCAACGTAAGTTTTCAATTCTGTACGAAGAGCATTGATGGCATTAGTTCTATTGGTAATCTCATTTGCCAACCCCTGTACGGTATTATCCAAGTTAGTCTTATCTGCTGCAGTCATTACACCTGCAGTAGTCTTAGTTGCTGCAAGTATATCTCTAATTAAATCTGTAGCACCTTCATAAGTCTTACCCTCTGCACTCTTAGTTTTATTATTAAGAGTAGCTCTTACATTAGTTGAATTATGGGTAAGAGTGAATCCAGTAAGAATAATTCCTGGAAGAGAACTATTAAAGGTATCATGAGCATTATCTTTTGCAATACGGGCCTCTTGTTCAGCTTCAATAGCATCTGGTAAGGTTTGATTAAGCTTTATTACACTATCGGCATCCATCAGACCAGCTTCTTGAGTAGTGGCGGGGGTTAGAGGGATTACCATCCCATCGGGTTTATCAATGTAATGCCCTTGACCATCCGTAGCAGAATAGTTACATAAGATAATAACATTACGCTTATTTTTGTTAGCTATTGAAACCTTACTAATTAAATTTTTAGGCATGCTAGATACCACATCCTCAAGATGCTTACCTCTACTACCTTCGAAAGCAGTACCTGCGATTTCCCCAATGATAAGAGACGAAGTATTACTGTCTACGAATTTAGTACCTGACCAACGGAATTGGTATGGAGGTTCACCATCGGCAACATTTATATAAATCTTACCAGATTCTCCAACTACGGGAGTTTGGTGACCTGCATCCGTATACAATTGAACATTAGTAAGACCTCCAGTGGGGCTTACATCATAGGTAGCATATACTTCAAGTACATCATCTACATATGAAGGCAAATGGTTAGCAGGTACTAACCCCTTCCCATCCAATGGAGCAAAGCCATCAGCCTTACCCTTAGTTGCTACAAAGGCATCATGTTTAGCTTCTAGAGTATTAATATTATTCTGTAACTTAGTTTCAAGGGTAGTATCTGCCGCAGTTCTATCGGCAATCTCCTTATCAATCCTTGCACCCAATGCAGTATCAGCAGAAGTACGAGCAGTTGCTTCATCGTTTACAGCTTTAGTAAACTTGGTATCTAAAGCAGTATCTGCAGCTTTTCTATCAGCTACTTCTTGAGCAAGAGCGGCTTCTGATTTACCGTCCAAAGCTTCGATAGCATCTTTACGGTCCTGAACCTCTTGAGCAATAGCATTGGGTAATGTCTCATCCAGATTAACTTTATCTTGGGCGGTCATTACACCAGCTTTCTCTGTAGTAGCTGCTGGGATATAAGTAGTCTTATAATCTTCAGGCTCATGAGTATAAATACCCTCTTCTTTTTTAGAAGAGAAATTATGAGTTAAAGTAACATGACTGCTTTGTTGACCTACCTCAACTGGTTTATCACCAGATAAGATAATAATATTATCTGGTATAGAATCAAACAGCTTCTTATCTGCTGCAGTTTGTACACCAGCTTTCTCTGTAGTAGAGGCAGGCAATGTAATAGGATTCTGTTCTACTGTACCATCTTCAACTACGGTCTTAGTAGCAGCTATGCCAACAGTAGTTTCATTGGGAGTTACTGCACCAAGGGCAAAGTTAGCAGTAGAGATTCTATCCAATTCTACCTTATCTTTCGCAGTCATCGTACCAGCCTTAGTAGCCGATACCTGAGGCAAATCGAAAGTTTCGGTAGTATCAGCATTCAAACCGTTATCCTTAGTTACGGTTACTGTTACCTTATTAGCATCAGAAGCTGCAGAGAGATCAGTTAAAGAATTTGGGTCTAACCCATCTAACTTAACCTTGTCTGCTGCAGACATAACTCCAGCAAGAGTTTGAGTTACCGGAAGTAAATTCTTGGTAGCTTCTACTTCTTCACCATATTGGTTATTTGCCTTATCCTTGGTTGAAGTCTTTACTTTGAAAGAAAGCTGAGTATCTGTTCGGGTTACAGTACTAACATCGGTAACCATGGTGTCTGGCAAAGCATCGGAAGTACCTTCTTCAGCTTCCAATCTTTCTTCATGGTCATCGGTAATGTTAGTGAATTTATTATCTAAGGCAGTATCAGCATCGGTTCTGTCCTGAATTTCTTTATCGATACGTTTACCCAAAGCTGTATCGGCAGCAATACGGGCAGCTTCTTCTGCATCGATGTTATCCTGGAGAACTTTATCTGCGGCCTTTCTTTCCTCTCTCTCTGTATTAAGGTCAGAAGTATTCTGATCAATCTTTGCTTCCAACCGAATATCTTCAGCTTTACGAGCAGCAATTTCGTTATTTAACAGATCCGTAATGGCCGTATAATTACCATTGATATTATCCTGAATACCCTGGATTAATTCCAGGTTACGTTGGATATTAGCAGTATTCTGAGTTACCAGAGCATTAGTAGCATTCAGGGAAGTTAACAACTCTGTACGAGTTTCACTTACAAAAGTTCTCAGCTCATTTACCGTAGTAGTAAGAGTATTACTCAGGTTAGTGAATGATTGTTGTAAAGTATTATCTCCCTGTTCTCGTAAGTTCTTTTCGGCTTCAAGCTTATTCTCCAACTCTGTAAGCTTAGCAGTCATAGTTGCTGCAAAGTTGGGGTCATCACCGAGAGCCTTAGCAATCTCTGCCAAAGTGTCCAATACTTCAGGGGCTGAACCAATAATCTTTTGGATTGCAGCCTCTACTTGTTCTGCATTCTGAAAGTCAGAATCGTTTAATAACTGAGAAACCTTAGTGATATAGTTTGCATGTTCTTCGATGCCATCCAACTTGGCATACAGCAAGTCAGTGAAATCATTTGAAGAAAGTACCTTGCCATCTACCTTATCTACCTTCTTATCGTCCATTGCCTGGTCTGCAGCAATTCTATCTGCTTTCTCCTGAGCAACAGCATTACTGATAAGAGTATCTTGATTAGCTCTTTCAGTTGATTCTTTATCGATATTGGTTTGAAGTAAAGTATCTCCAGCTAAGCGGTCATTCTTTTCGGTAAGGATATCCTTATTAATACCAGCCATATCATCCTTGTGATTCTGAAGGTTGGTATCAATCTTGGCCTCAAGAGAAGTCTCTTTGGCAATTGCTCGGTCTTTCTCTGCATTAATAGCAGTAGTGTTGGCATTTACCTTTGCTTTTAGTTCATTCATAGCATCGGTATTACCTGCCTCTAGAGAATCAATACGAACTCCCAAAGCATTATCACCAGCAATACGATTTTCCTTTTCTTGTTCAAGCTTAGTGTTAATATTACCTACTTCGGATTCCAAAGCTTGTTTGGTATTATCCAACTTAGCAGTAAACTCAGTACTCAAAGCTTTATCAGCTGCAGTACGGTCTGCTACTTCTTTATCTAAGTTAACCTGGAGAACTTGGTCGGCAGCCTTTCTTTCTACACTCTCAGTATTAAGGTCGATATTGAGAGTATCGATACGAGAACTCAAGGCACTATCAGCATTAGTACGATCAATGATTTCTTCGTTAATCATATCCTTAACTTCCTTGTAGTTATCACCTACAGTCTTAGTTAAGTTTGTGATTGCCTCTGAATTTCTTTCAATACTATATTGGTTAGTGGCAATAGCAGTAGTATTTGCATTTACCTGCTCAGTAAGCTCATTACGCAATGTATTGATAGACTCTTGCATACTCAATGCCAAGTCTGAAATACGTTGGTTAACGTTAGCCAGACTTTGAGTATAGGCTTCATCTGCAGTCTTTCTTTCGGCAATCTCTTTATCCAAGCTAGATTGAATTGCGGCATCTGCATCTTTACGGTCTTGGATTTCCTTGTTAAGATTGTCTTTTACAACTCCAAGAGCAGCATCACCAATAGCAGACTTATTGTCTACATATTCTTTCAGTTTAGTTTCAAGAGCTGTATCAGCATCCTTACGAGCTTGAACTTCAGCAGCTACCTCAGCACTGTTTGCCTCATCACCCGCAATTCGGTCTTCGATTTCTTGGTTAACCTGTTCTGTGATTGCAGCCAATTTCTTGGTAATGGTAGCAGCAAAGTTGGGGTCATTTCCAAGGGCATCAGCAATTTCCTTAAGAGTATCAAGTACTTCTGGAGCAGAACCAATAATCTTTTGGATAGCTGCATTTACCTCTTCCTCAGTTTGGAAACCAGAATCGTTGATAAGCTGAGAAAGATGCGTAATATAATTTGCCTTTTCCTCAATTCCATCAAGTTTAGCTTTGAGTATATCGGTAAAGTCATTCTTAGTCAAAGAATAGCCTTCACGTTTATCTACTTTCTTAGTATCAAGATCTTTATCACCTTTTTCTCTAGCAGCAGCCTCGGCAGCAATAGCATTAAGCAATTGCTCCTTGTCTTCTACACCCTGCTCTTTTACATCTTCGATTTTGTGTTCAAGAACTAAATCCTGAGCAGCACGAGTAGTAGCCTCTGAATCGATATTGTTCTGTAATACTTGGTCTGCAACAGTACGGGCCTGAACTTCTTTATCAATATTACCTTGAAGAGCATTATCTGCATTGGTACGGTCTGTTACCTCTTTAGAGATTTCATTGTGAAGAACTTGGTCCTCAGAATGACGGTCTACCTTCTCTTGGTCAATTTTACCTTGAAGAGCTAAAGTATCTGCCTGGCGATTAGTGATTTCTTCGTTAATCTTAGAATCCAGTACAGTATCTGCGTTAGTACGATTTGCAGTTTCTTCTGCAATCTTTGACTCAAGGGATGCCTTATCATTGATATGGAGAGTTTTAAGGTCATTTACACTTTCCTTAATCTCATTATCGGCAGCAATACGTTCATCTTTTTCCTTTTGGATAAGATCCTTGAGTTCCTTCTCAAGTTCACCATTACCTTGATTTACCTTATCTTCAAGGTCTTTGATATCTTCAGCATTCTTATCTACCTTCTTCTCAACTCGGTCGATTTCAGCTTTTAAGTCTGCCTTAACGGTATCAATCTTCTTATTGATTTGGTCTAACCCATATTCTAGGTTATCCTGAACTGCAGCTACTGCAGCACCCAGAGCAGCTTCGGCTTCCTTAGCACGATTAACCTCTTCGGTTAAAGCAGTACGAAGGTCGGTTAATTTATTAGTGATAGTAGTTGCAAAGTTGGGGTCATTGCCCAATGCTTCTGCCAACTCTTTAAGAGTATCAAGGGCATCATCAGCACCATCAACCAAATCACTAATCATCTGTTTAACTTCTTCCTCAGTTTGATATTTCAAATCATTCTCAAGCTGAGAAACTTTAGTGATATAATTTGCATGTTCTTCGATGCCATCAAGTTTAGCCTTCAACTCATCGGTAAAATCATTTTTCGATAAGTCGTATCCTTCTTTCTTATCTACCTTATTCTTGATAGAAAGTACGAAGGCCCAGAACTCATTTATAGTTCCCCCAAAGCCAGCACGAACAAAGTCATCATAGTAACCCTGTAACAACCGCTGGTCAATCTCTTCGCAGGTGTAATATTTACTTACATACATATTTATAAAATTTAAGGATTAATTACTGAACGTTGACGACCCAGTAAGAATTCCGAATCTATATCCCTGAATGGTTCTCCCTCTGAACCACAGAAGGCATTCATTGGTATATTCGGATTTTCTGGATCTACATCTCCACCGTCTTCTATATCCCCCCGAATACAAGCATAATCAGGAAGCTTATTTACACGGAATTTCATTACCTGGCCTATACCAGGATGAGGTATTATTTTATCCCAGATATCACCGAAGTAATCTTGAAAGCAGGTGACAAATTTGTTTCCGGTCATTGATTGAAATGCCGTTACATCATTGCCATTACCTTTCATTTCAATATGAACTCCAGATGTACCATTAAGGATAACCAGATTACTATCAAACCAGATTCCACTGGAAGTAGTAATTGGGGTCCACCTCAGTACTAACATCTTTGCCATACACTTAATGTTTTATTCTACAAATTCAATTTTGGTATCTCGGTCTCTCTTTAGGATAACCATGAAAACTAGGGCCTCATCCTTTGCCTGAGCAGTTTGAGTATCTCCAGAAGGCTTATACGTTATACCATTAATTACAAACCTATCTTGTTCCCAATTAAAATCCCAATAACCCTCCGGTGTAAGATAACCGATTTGTTCTATATAAGATTTAGAAATTAGTATTGATAAGTTTTCGTCATCCAATTCTCCTGAGACGGTTGCCTTGTTGATAGGCCAGTTTCTGAAAGCATTGTAGTAACACAATGCTTCGATTTGGATGTTATAATATTTAGGTATACTGTCTTCGGCATGACTGAGAAGCTGATTAACATGTTTGGCCCAAGTTATGGTTTGTCTACCAGCATCCCAATCTAAGAAGTCAGTGATAATTTTCTTGTATCTATCCCAAGAGCGGTTCTTTACCATTCTCCAGGGTTCTTTTGTCATAACTTAGTTAAGATTGATTTCTTACCACCTTTTACTGGAGCACTTGGGTTGGGTCCATCTAATACTCCAGGTTGCCTTCTGTTAACTACTTTAGGAACTACGGTTCTGAATACTTCATCACAGAATGGTAAGTAGATTTCCAATCGTGAAGCTAACATACAAAGGTTCTTTCTTAATTCATCTATTAATCCACCTGGTTGCATTGCTTGAGAAAGTGTTTTCCATAGGGAACTTGTAGCATCTGCCAAGGTATCATAATATTGCACTTCAGTAGGCCCAGTAGTGATTTGTTTAATCCTATCACCTCGGGCAAGTTCGGGTTTAGAAGTACCATCACCAGTTTGTTCTTTGGTAGAAGTTAATTGACTTAAGTATTCGGAAGTACTCGTTAATAGATTAAGTATCTTCACATTGAGAAAATCCCAGGCAGCCAATTCCATTATTAATTGGTTTTCTAGTGCTTCATACCATAATTCATCCGTATACTTATCTGGTGCAATTGTATGGTTTACTAGAGGTCCAATGTAATATTGCCACTTAGTGATGTAAATAGATTTCTCTTCCCTGGTCATCCCATCGGATATTTCTGAAGGGATATAATGGTCGATTAAGTTATATATTGTATCGGCTAATGCCGTATGCCCATAATCACAAACTACCAGAGTCTTATCTACGGTGATATCTAAACCGCTAGAGTTAGTTACATGTAATGTTACGGTATAGAAACCGGGAGTTTCATAAGAATAGGAAACATGTCTTCCACCATTGAAAACCTCTCCCTTATCATCGCCAAAGTCCCAGTCAAAAATAGATTTGGCCGGGACTTTGGATATGACTCTGAATGAAACTTCCAGACCTGACGTAACGTACAAAAAGTCCAGATTGTTATTCATATTAGTCTGTCTTATGTAATTTTCATAGATTACCCTTTAGAAGAGGATTCGAATTCTTCCAGCAAAGCCTGAAGAATTGTTTCTACTGTATCATCTTTCTCGGCAACGATTTCATGAAGACCTGCTACCAGTTTCAGTTCTTCCAGGGAATAGCCCTTTGCAAGTTTTTCAAGAGTCATGCCTTTCTTGAACTGAGCATTCAGTCTCTTATCCAACTTTTCGATGTCGGCCTCTGAATACTTTTCGATTTCTGATTTATCAGCAATGATAATCAGATGGCCAGAGGCAATTGCCTTCTGAATCTTTGGTGCACGGAATTGACGACGAGAGAGTTCCTTGTCTTCTCCTCTACAAACGGTAATACCAGTTGATTGGTCATGAAAACTGTAAGCTCTTGGTCCCACAGTTACTGTATATTTATCTTTAGCCATATTTCCTAAGATTTAAAAATGATTAAAGAGAGGATAGGTCTTTTTTTTAGTTACCTACCCTCTCAGGGAATTTATATAGATGAAACCGGACGTCCCTTATTATTCTAGGTTAACCATCAAATATGGGTCTACGTTCATGAACTCGGGGAAGCCGAATTCTGAGAACTTCTTGTCAGCAGCCAGCAACAGAGTTGCATCCTGGTACATCTTAGAGAAGCCAGTAGTCAAGCTTGCATAGATTGCCTGAGTCTGGTTAGAAACGATTCTTTCAGATTCAAGCATCAACTGACGAGCAGTAAGCTTAATCAAGGCAGCAGATGTATCAATCAACAGCAACTGTTGGTCGGGTGTACCCGGGTGAATGTAGAAGTCAGCATTCTTGGGAACAGGAGACTTAACATTCAGGGTAGCTTCTGTAGTACCAGAGTGACGATCCTTGAATTCCGGCAAGTTCAGCATTTCGATTGCCTGGTCTTCACCACCAATCATAGTTTGGAAGTTACGTCCCATACGAGCAGCACGTACCCAAATATGCAGAAGGTCTTTGTAAGTGATACCATTAGTTGTTTCGTATACACCGATTACCGGGGCAGACTCAGAGCCATCAGGGTTGTTACCATTGATAGCAACGTCCATAGCCAAAGTATCCAGAGCATAACCCAACTGAACACCAAAATCACGAAGGTAGATTCCCAAGACATCGAGTGAAACATAGTTACGAACTTCATCAGTAAGTTTGAAACCTTTTCCGATTTTGAAGAGGCTAACTGATTTCTGTCCGAAGCTAACATCACCCAATGGGATAGTTTCTGCCTCATTAACCTTTGCAGGGGCAGCATCCGACATGTTAACCATCGGCATGATTGCTTGCAAACCATTGATTGGTTGGTCAGATGCAATGATGTTCGGATAGAACGGAGCCTGGCGCATACCCAATGTGATAGCAGCACGGATGATTTCCGGAACAATCCAACGAACATTCTGTTGAGGCATTGTAAAGATGTTCTGCATCGTGTCCACTTTTGGATTGATGCCCATCTTTTCAAAAAGTTCATCTTCTGAAATACCCCATTTACCGGTAACCAATTCTCCAAAAGTTACCTCTACAGGCTTCTTGTCCTGTGAACCGGAACGAACAGCTTCCAAGCTTCTTACCATTTCCGGCAGCTCATTCATAAAATCCTGAGCCTTCAACTTTGTAATATCTATTTTATTTTCCATAACTTCTTTTCTCTTATTTGATGAGTACTTGAATTACCTCATTTGCCTCTTCTGCTGGATTAAGGGCAATGAACTGGGTTGAAGTTGCTTGGTTAGCTTTTACGAATCTATCGTTAAGCAATTCTCCATCGGGAATTACATAGCCAGCTTCGATATTTTCGTTTGATACCCAGTTACAAATCATGTAACCTTCCATAGCTACTGTTACCTCTACCGGGAAATTTCTTTGAGGTTGATAAGCAGGGTTAACGTTATCCGTTACTGCTACACCCAAATAAACTTGAGTAGCTACATCAGTGCAAGGGTAAATCAAACCTCCTTCATTCAAAGCTACTGGCATACCCTGTACGATTTTCTCTCCAGCTTTAACATTGAAAGCCTGGTGCAATTTGTGTGACTCACTTTTGTAAATCACCGCTCTCGGGGTTCTTTCCCCAAAGAGAGTAAGTTGCTGAGGGTCGTTTACGATTTTAGTTTTTTCCATAACGCGGATTATTTATATTAGTTATTTGATTTTGTTTCGATACAAGTTATCGATTACATTCTTAGTACTCGGAGATTCTGAATTCCGTTGGGTATCAGTACCCTGGGTTCCAGTTTTACCCTCGGTATCATCCTCAGCAATTGAGGAAGCACGGTTGACGTCCTTAGAACCACATTTTGAGCAAGTGAGAGGGAACTTCTCTTCCAAGCGAGCTTGGTAATCCTTGGTCAAGGAAATAAGAGTAGTAATACCAGTAGTCTCGGCATTGAGCATCGTAACGATTGTCTCATCTACCTTATCACCCATCAACTTCTTGTAGGTTTCTACGGCATTTTCACGTAGAGAAGCAATGTGATTCTTTCCTACGGTTGCCATTTCCTTCAAGTTAGCTACTTCGGCATTCAAGTTGGTAATCTGTTCCGTAAGAGAAGTTTTCTCTGTAGTAAGATTATCTACCGAAGTTTGCAATTCGTTTCTGGATGATACCAAAGTCTGAATGCAGGCAATTACATTTTCCTGATTCATCTCTTTACCTTCTTCCAGGGTAAGCATATTATCCCCGAAAAGGCTTTCAAGAAATTTTAGTAATTCTTCGTTCATGTTATTTTTATTTGAATGATTATCATTGGCATCATTATCATTAAAAGAACCCTGAGTATCGTTCTTTTCTTGATATGATGTTAAATCTGATTTATAATCAGTAAAGAAGTATTGCTTCGATTTATCATCTCTGTATTCTTCATAAGATGCCCAAGTTCTTTTGGCAAAGGTTGGGTTAATGATTTTACCATCCGAACCAATTTTCTGGGCAAATGAATCAGCACCATGTGAAACTAGTGAGGTCTCAAGGTAACGAACAATTTCAGTAACCATTCTACGTACCATAACTCCCTTAGAGTCATAAGTACCAAGTTTCTGGTAAAATTCGTTATCTTCCATTTGGGGATGAGATTTATCCCACTTAAATTGTACAGTAACTGAATTACTATGGATTGAAGGCGGTTCCATAAGGATGCCTCTAGCAATTCTTGGGTTTGCCTTACCATCGATTTTCAGAATACCGTTGATACCAGCGGGTATAGTAAAGCTACCGTCTTTATAGGATTCCTGCCACATTACTTGTGATACAGCACCAATAGCATTACCAATGTTGGTTTCATGGTCACAGTTTACTGTTTGACCAAGCAACATCTTCATAGAAGCCTTTAGTACTCCATTCTGACCAAAGTCTGTCGGGTTCCGATTCTTAGATACAATCGTTTCTGAAAGTAATCTGAACATTGGTTCGATAAACTCTTCGTCCTTAGGAGTTAGTTCCGATTTGTCTAGGTTGGGATAGTAAGTATTATAATCTATATCCCCTCCCCAAAACCCAAATTGAGCAATGGAATCCGGTGTAGGATTTTTCCATTTATAATAATTCTCTGAGAAAGCCTTGGCTCCCACTGCTTCTGGGATATACCCAGCCATAATGGTATGGCCTTGACCTATCACCATAGAATCAAGATGCTCTTTGTTTTTCTTTGTAAATTTACTCATCTTGCTTTAGTATTTTGGTCTCCTCGAGAAGGAGCCGGGTTATTCTTATCTCTTGACCTACGAGCAGATTGGTTTTTATCATCTTGCCTTTGTTTCTTCTTAGTTCCTTCTTGGGGGTCTGTATTACCTCCCTTAGCAAATTGGTCCTCAAGTGAAACTCTTGGTTCTTTCTCATCAGGAGAATCATAACCCATTGCCCAAGCATATTGCTCTTGACTAATGATACCAGCCTTATACAATAAGTCAAGGTTCTGTATCTTATACTGAAGACCTTGTTGGATTTTAACTTCATCAGAAACTGTAGAAGTTCCCCAATCAATCTTCATCCCCTTATTATTAAAGCCTGCCAGACGCAGTTCTAGAGAATAAAGTCGGTCTAATACATAAGCTACAAGCATTTGGATATTTTTTAACTGGCTAATCATCTTAGACAGCATTATACCAGTTGCACCTTCACCAGTAGTAGATGATACCCCAATGATAGAGCCATTAACTCCCAACCCATTTGCTACAGATTGTTGGTTCATATTCCAAGGCTTCTCGATATTACCGAGCTCCTTAGTAGTAGAATTTAGTTTGAATTCATGGTCATCTATGTAACCAGCAACTACCCCATCCTTCATACCCTCTTTAACATTACGTTTAAGGATATTAAGTTCATGGTATAATCGGGATTCATAAGCTTTTATACTCTCATTTGGTCTTTGTGGAGATTTCTGCATCTTAGCTTCTAAGAAACCAACCATACCACAAATCTCCATGATATGTTTGAAGTTAATCTTCATATCATTTTGTCCTTTGAGAGAATCCAATGCAGGCATAAATGGAGGAACTCCATAAGGTTCATCGGTATCATTGAACATACCAACATAGAAATAGGTTTCTGGGTTAAGCTTAATGTAATCTTGTTGCTTAACAAAGAAATTCATATTCTTTTGGTAAGGAGCATACACCCCATTTAATTCACGTTTAAACTTGATGTGTTCTGGCTTAAGGAATAATACAGTAGCCAAACCATCAAGCTTATCATTTGGTACTCCTTCTACGGATATTGCCCCACTTACAAGAAGTTGAACAATCATTTTATTAACTAAACCATCTATACCAGCAGTATATCTGGTCCATCCCTTGGTGGCTTTCTTAAGATGTTCTCTCATCTTTGAAGCCTCTTCATCGGTATTATTAGGGAAAGTTACTGTATGACTGGTGTTAGCTAACTTAAACATATCTTGCAATGCAATGCCCATATCAGGATTTACCTTATATAAATCCCGAATTAAAGGTATCACATCAACACGAAAAGAGGGTTCAACTAATTTAGTCAACCCTTGTAATGATGTAATTAAGTTATCGCTATCATCGTCAACTGAAACCCTACCAGGCGAAATCGATGTGGCAGGCTTCTCCTCTTTATTAGAGGATGTACCATTCTTGGGAGGGTCCTTCTTACGTCCCCAACCCCAACTAAAATTGAAGTACTTTTTCATCTTGGTTGTACGATTACGTTAGTTTTTCCTTTCCTTATGTGATTACATATTGCTTTTCCAAAGATATCATCATCGGCATATACGTCTCCTTCAAGGTCTACATCTACAGCTGAATTGTTAGCCCTATGTTTACCCATTGCAACAGGTCTACCTAAACCATCATAAATGAAGGTATAAGCTTCTTGTACAAAGAATGGGTCCTTAATGATTACGTGATCTAATCGAATATCTTCTTCCAAGTTTTCTATTATCACTGAACGATTCTTTTGGGTGGTTAACCAACCAGGGGATTTATCCATTTCAGGTCTACTTTTACCTTTTTTCTTTAGCATCTTCTGGTAGTAGTAAAGGTTAGGGTAGCCTTCGTCTTGAAGCTTAGAAGTTACTGATAAACCAACGTCATTGGATTCTGGAGCTATTATTGCCCAGTTAAACAACTTCCCAGTATCACCAAGTAACTTAGCATAAGCTCCCACTGCCATTCTTCCCTTATATACTACTTGTTCTTCTCCTAGCTTATCCATACAAGTAAATGAAGAGTAGTCAGAAGCTCTACCAGTTGAAACGTCTGCACCAATGAAATATTCTTTATCTGATTCGGGTTCACAGAATTGTCGGTATTGACCATTAAATCTCTTCTTAATAACTGGGTAATCACTAAGGCAGTCTTCGATAGCTTTAATATCGGCTAAATCGAAGACTGTATTACCAGATGATAAGAAGTCACCATCAATTTCTTGTGCAGTTCGTTTTGCTCCCAAAGCAGAAGACATTTGGTTATACCAATTGATATCTCGTTCTGGGTGCATTTGCCAGTATAATCGAATTGGGTTAAAAGGATTACCTCCTGCAATGGCATCTACCCAAGTTGAGTGATAGAAATTACCAACTCCATAGGGAGTGGAATTGACGATGGCAGCTCCACCAGTGGAAAGAGTAGGGAATGCAGCAGCCCAAATTTGAGCAGCCCATCTTACTACTGCTGCCTCGTCAATTACCAGAAGAGAAAGGGATTCCGAACGACCGGCTTCGGATGATGTCGGAATTGATTCAATAAATGACCCATTATCAAATTCTATCATGGAAGCAGAACCGTATTCTCCAGCTCTACCATTGATTATGGGAGTTTGAAGGTACCATGGAAGATTCTTGTACATGAACTTAATCTTCTTAAGCACCTTCTTAGCAGTTGTGTCTTTGATAGAGATAATGTTTATCTTTTTGTTGGGATGGTACATCGCCAACCAAAGACAGTACATTGAAATAAGTTCTGTAATTCCTGCCTGACGGAATTTGAGAATGATATTGAATCGTTGGGCAATGAAATTGTAGAGAACAGATTTCTGAAATGGGTATAAATCGAATCTTACCTTTCCTCTTACTGGATGTATCACATAGCAAAAAAGGCTAAAAAAGAAAACATCACTAGAAACTCGGGATAGGTTTGATAGCTCCTCCCGAGTTAATGTAGTTCTAGTTTCTGAGATAGTCTTTGCCATTACTTAAAAGTTATACGTTATTTGAAATTCGATGTCAGTACCTATACCAGATTTTATCTTTGGGTAGTAAAAGGTATTGACTCCGAATTTGTAATTAAATCTCTTAGTCTTGATTGAAAGACCAGCTCCCATATCGAAGAGATTATTGAAGGGTCTGTATTTGCCATAGACGTATGGACTAAGTGATAACCTTGCAACTTTCTTTCGAGTTAATTGACCTTCATACCAGTTGTAGTTGTACTTATCTAAATCGATTGGGAATAGTCTAGTTGAATAAGTGTTAGTCTCCTTATTGAACAGACTTAAGTTCAACTTATCTTTCTTCAAAACGATTTGAACCAGGGAATCTTGGTTACTGATAACTGGCTGCCTTAGTATGGAATCAGGAAAGAGAGTTGGCTGCTTATTACCATGAACTAAGATTTTACCTGGTTCAACTTTTTCTGAGTACTTCTTCTCTGGTTTGAAGGGTTTCTTTGTGTATACTGTATCTGGGATTCCATTGACCGCTTGTTCCAGGGAATCAACCTCTCGAGAAAGTTTGTGATTCCTGAAGCAAAGGTAAATAGTAAATCCTAGAAGTACAATAAACAAGGCCCTCTTAAATGTCTTCATACTTGATGAATTTCTTAATCTTACTCTTCAACCAATAGCGTTCTACTGAACTTAAGTTTGACTTAATAATGTGGAACTTGAATTGAAAAGTACGATTGGTTTCAATAATCTCAAAACGTATTGAAGGTAAATTCCGATAGATAACCCGAAAGAACTTAATGATGTTATTAATGTTCAATTCGGTAATTGGGTACTTTGCATTAATCATTCTCATAATTCGGTGTATTAAAGTTTTTCAAATCGAAATAGTCGTACGCTTTAATGATACTATCTATCGGTAATCGCTTAGCGATTACCTTTATCGAACGAAGTGAGATAATATCCAAATATACTACTTACGATATGATATATGAATAGCTATATATACGCAGATAAATATATAGATATATATACGTAGTATATTATATATCTATATATTTCAAGGTACCCCAGAAACTTATATATAAGACTTTATATATAAAGCTGAAACTCATGGTTTCTTGGTATTTGCCTTTTTGAGGCATTCCTTAAACCAATAACCTATTTCACCTACTGCCCCTTTGGCAATTGTATATCTTGCCTTGTTAAGCCAATAATGGTAATCCTTAAAATCGCCTTCGAAGGTATCACCATTCTTATGAAGGTAAACTTTGAATTTATCAGGGAATCCCATAATTGCCTTGAAGTCTTCGATTCCCAAAGGGTAGCCATCAGGTCTAAATTGCCTATCTGCAGGTCTGAGGGTTAATGGGGGTTTATCATACTCTAATCGATATACTCCCGGGAGAGTACTCATCTTTGCAGTTTTGATAGGCCATTTCTTTTCATCCTTGAAATCTCTAACCCAGAGTCTATGTATCTTTGCTACTGTGAGATTTTTCTTCTCAGGGAGTTTTCGATAGTCATACATTGCCAGAGTTTTACTCATGAATGGAATCTGGTTAGTATTATTTTCCTGAGAGAATGTGAGTGGTTTAAGTAGATTTCTAGTAGTTGTTGGAGTTTTTACTTG